TGTATGAAGCATCTGAAATCGTCGAAGATGAAGAAAAAATCAAGGATGCAGTAAACCTTGTCAGATCATTCGCTAAATACCCAGACAGAACAGCATTGACGAACTCATTCATTGAATCGTTGAAGTTACTTGCAGATACTGTAGAAAGTCAGATGGAAGAGGTGAAGTAGATGGAGAGATTAACAAAAAGAGATTTTTCAAGAATCACATATAACGAACGCCGAAGCATTATGTGCAGTTCATATTGCGATAATTGCTCAAAAGGGACAGGAGATTGCAATACAATAAAAAAATGATTAATAGATTGGCAGAACTTGAAGACTTAGAAGAACAGGGCTTGCTTGTGAGATTACCAGCTAATAATAAAGAAATATATATTATCTCTTCCAGATGGACAGTCTGCTCAGAATGCGGTTCAAGATTTGATGAATACAGTTGTAGTGGCTGTGAATACGAATGTGATAGTAAAAAAGAATATTATGTGTATCCAACTTATCTTTCATCTATAAATGTAAACACTTATGTTGACCGATTTGGTAAAACTGTATTCCTCACCCGTGAAGAGGCTGAGAAAAAACTGGAGGAGATGAAGAATGAAATTTAAAGAATTTGTAAACTGGTGTAATGAAAGAGCCTGTGATGGATGTTGGGGAATGCTAGAAGCAATAGCGTGTATTAATTTAATAAATGAGATTATGAAAATCCAATTTTGGAAAAGAGAAAAAATCTGGAAAGAAAATTATGAGCAACAGGTATTGGAAGAGATTATTAATCCGATAGAGAAGAAGTTGGAGGGAATGAATAAAAATGATTGAAGCGATAAAAGAAATTTTTATGATGCTGGGAATGTGCGTAGTTGGACTTGCTATTTACATACTATTGTATACAATAATCAGAAAATTCAACAGATGGCGCAAGAGTGGTTGCAAAATCAAGTGTCTCTGCAAGCCGCATAAATACAAATTGGTTTGGTATCAGTTGGATACTGAGAAAGCTATTTTGGAATGCGAAAAATGCGAAAAAAGAAAAAAAGTATTCATTGATTACGATTCCATTAAGAAGGAATTTAATTTGGAGGATTAACATGAAACCAGAAGAAGCAAAAGACATCTTATCAGATATGAGAGACCAGCATTTATGTTTCTTGGGAAATTCAGAAATCAAAGATGAATGGTAGAAGAACTATCTCAAAGAAGCATGGGCGTGTGATTCTGGAGCAAAGGCTCTTGCCGGATTAATCACAGGGATAAAGATTAATAAAGGTGTTATCGCAGAAAGTATTTTGCATTACGGCAAAAATAATCAAAGTACAGTCTGTATGGAAGAATGCGCCGAACTCATCCAGGCAATTAGCAAGGCAAAACGCGGAAAAATCGACCGTGATAACATGATAGAAGAAATTGCAGATGTGTTAATCTGTATCGAAATGTTAAAGCAAATGTACATGATTTCCGATGAGAAAATTAATAAGTGGATTGAGAAGAAACAGGCGAGAGAGGTAAAAAGAATTAGTCAAAAAGAATTATTATAGCTGCATCGTCAAAACAATTGTATGGATTTTAGCCGCTGTTACTGTGTCTATTAGAATTTATTACATTGAAAACGCATTGTGCTTATGTGCATTTTGGATTCTATTTATAGTCTGTTCATACTATCAAAAATAACAATCTGGAGGCGAAAATATGAAAATTCCAAAAAGGCGAAAATTATCAAAAGAAGAGCGCATGAAAGTATATGAAAAATGCAAAGGGTATTGCGCTTACTGTGGTTGCGCATTGGAATATAAAGATATGCAAGTAGACCACGTAAATCCTATACGTTGTGGCGGAGAGGACGATATTTCCAATATGCTTCCTGCGTGTCGCTCTTGCAATCATTACAAATCAGCTTTAAAACCAGAAGAATTTAGAAAATATCTTTCTGGGATTCCAAAAAGACTTATGAGGGATAGCATTCCGTTTCAAGTAGGAGAAAGGTTTGGAATTGTTAGAATTGTTACAGATGATGTGACTTTTTATTATGAAAAAATCAAAAATAAAAATAGAAATAGGGAGGATTAATCATGAATAAGAAAGAAATCACAGAGATCAAGAAGCAGTTTACACCAGCCAATTGCGCAATCACACGCATTTGTGGTTGCTATGTGGATGCAGAAAAAAATAAGAAAACCAAAATTAAAGAAGCATTCCTGTCTCTTCCAGAGGAAGAAATGTTTAAGTATTTTGACATTTTCAAGAAAACCATGTCTGGCAGACTTGGAAAGAACCTTATGAACCTTGAATTCCCATTAGCACAGGAAAAAGAGGGCGGAACACAGGAATTTCTTATGCGGATTAGAGCAAGTAAGCTTAAAGATGATGAGCTTTTGGACGAGTTCTACGATAAAGTAATTGAAAACTATGACTATCCAGAAAATTACTACATAGTTCTCATTCATGCAGTATATGATATTCCAGGAAAAGCTTCTGATGGAACCGAAATGCACGATGCATCAGAAGAAATTTATGAACACATTCTGTGCAGCATTTGTCCAGTAAATCTTTCAAAGGCTGGGCTTAGCTATGATGTGGCTGAAAATAACATCAAAGGCAGAATTCGTGATTGGGTAGTCTCAAGACCAGAAACAGGATTCTTATTCCCTGTATTCAATGACAGAAGTACTGATATTCATGGAACTTTGTATTTCAACAAAAACATAAAGAATATTCATCCAGACTTCATCGAAAACGTTCTTGGCACACCAATTCCACGTATACCCGGCAATGAGATCAATGTCTTTTCAGATTTTATCATGGACAATTTCGAAGGAAATACAACATTCAATTTCACTGAAAGCCTAATTGAATCTTTGCAGGAAGTAAGAGAACAGAAGAAAGACAGCCCGGAGATGATAACTGTATCATGTGACGAAATGGAACAGATTTTTGAATATTGCGGAGTTCCAGGCGAGAAGTTATCAGATTTCAAGGAAAACTGGGAAACGTATTTCAGTAATGAGCCTGCTGCACTTGACAATATCCACAATTCAAAAACTGCAAAAATTGTAACACCAGATGCAACAATCTGCATCCAGCCGGATAAAATTGCTCTGATTGAATTGAAAGAAATAAACGGCGTTCCATCTCTTGTAATTCCGGTAAATGGAGAGCTGAAAATCAATGGAATTGAAGTTGAATTGAGATAAACACTTTTGAAAAATCCAGGAATTGGAGGAGGCAATTACATTAATGGCTAAAGTAAGCTGGATTAAAATAGAGATTGAAATGTTTAGTAACCGAAAAATTAAGCAAATAAGGAAAATGCCAGAGGGAAACAATATTGTTCTTATTTGGGTAATGCTTTTGACAATGGCTGGCAGATGCAATTCAAACGGAATTATTTTCCTCACTGAAAATATTCCATACACAACAAAAATGCTTGCAGATGAATTGGATTTTGAGGAAAGCATTATTCAATTAGCACTAACAGTTCTGGAAAAGTTCGGGATGATTACCAGAGATTCTGAATTACTTTCTATTCCCGGCTGGGAAGAGCATCAAAGTGCAGACGAATTGGAGAAAATACGAGATCAAAACAGAAAAAGGGTCGCAGAATATCGTGAACGTCAAAAAAATAAGGCCGCATTGCTTTGCAAGAAAGACGATGTAACGTTACAGAAACGTTACAGTAACATTACTGTAACGGAACAGAATAAGAATAAAGATAAAGATTTAGAATTAGATTTAGATACAGAATTAGATAAAGATAAAGAAAAAGATATAAATGATTTAATAGTATCTAAAGATACTATTCGTCAGACTGACGTCCAACGAACCATTGATGAATGGAATACTCTGGAAGAATTCGGTATTACTCCTGTAAAAAGAATGACACCAAAACGAGAACAGGCAGTAAAAGCTAGAATCCGTCAGAACTGTGTTGAAGATATTCTGGAAGCGATTGAAAATATTCGACGCAGCACATTCCTACAAGGGCAAAATAAAAATGGCTGGATGGTTACGTTTGACTGGTTCTTAAAGCCTGGAAATTTCGCAAAAGTATTTGAAGGGCAATACGCAGACAAGTCTACGAATAGACCGTGCAGCTACATGGAGAAAATTCAAAACAGGGTAAGCGAGGTGGATAATTGGGTATGACAAGAGAAGAATGGGCGGTACTCGTAAAAGCAATGAAAGCTGTGTACACTTCTCCATCATTTCTGCCAGATCAATATGCTTTTGATACTTGGTATGGACTTTTGAAAGACCTAGATTACAAGCTTTTAAGTTTTGGATTAAAGAAATATATGCAGACTGAATGGAAAGAGCCATCAATAGCCGCATTAAGGCAATGCGCACAAAACATTGCGCCGCAGAAGGAAGAGTTGAACGAAACAGAAGCATGGGAAAAGGTATGCAAAGCTATTCAGAACTCTACATATAATGCAGAAGCAGAGTTTGATAAGCTTCCAAAAATCATTCAGAAAGCAGTATCAAGCCCGGCACAACTTAGAGAATGGGCGGTATCTGAAAATGTGGATGGTACATGGTGGAGTGTGGTTCAATCAAATTTCCAAAGGACATACCGGGCAGAAGTGCAAAGAGAACAAGAACGAAGAAAACTAAGTCCAGACCTTTTAAAAATTATAGATACTGCCAGATTGGGAGGTGCGGAAAATTGCCAGATAGAAAACCATGGAGAGAATTAAAAAGCACTGAAATTATAGGCTTAAAGCGGAGACAATGCTCAAAATGCGACTATTACAGCAAGAGCGAAAATGCATGGAGTACAAATGCAACCTGTGATTATATCTTGATCGAAGAACATAGCAGAGGATGTGATCCGAGGGATTGTGTTAAAACTGGTATCTTCAAGAAAAAATCGAGAGGAAAATCAAGAGTAAAGCGAGTGATTTTATGAGGAAGATTAGCGAAATGTATAAGCGGTCTGGCGGTACAGCTTATCAGTATATCTGTTCCGATTGCAGATTCTTCTATGGTGATAAGCATCCGCGGTGTTTACAATACGAACTGGAAATTGATTGGAACCCAGATTATATAGCTTGCAAATTTTACAATCTGGAAGAATCTCAGATTGATGGACAGGTCAATATATTTGATTTGTTGTGAAATATGATAATTGTTTTGACCAAAACGGCTAAAATTAATTTTTATGATATTCGTGAATATTGTTATGGTTAAAACAAAATAAGCGCTTAAAATCAAAAAAACAGGCTATCAATAGAAAGGAGGAACAGGAACCGCCGGCCGGCAAAAGGAATTCCCGGTTCCTCCTAAATTTTATGGATGAAATATTGAAATATGCTATTGAGAATGGTATTATAAATCCTGCACATGTACTTGAAGAAATACAAATGAAGAAAAATGAAGAAATATTAAAAAAATATAAAATATGGCAGGGAAAAAACAATAATTGGTATACTTATATTTATACAGAAAAAAATTCTAGAAAGCTAGTGAAAAGAAGTAGCCGAAAGGGAATTGAAGATTATATTATTGCTTTCGAGAAAGAAAAAACAGAAAAACCTAAAACATTTATGGATGTTTACGAGCATTGGATAGAAATTCAAAAAGAATTTGTGACGGATAACACTTTGTATAAGTATTCTACAGATAGAACACGTTATTTTGAAAAAAAAGAATTTACGGAAAAAGAAATTGAGAAAATGACAGAAGAAGATATAAAGGTATTCATTGTCAGAACTGTAAAAGATCAAAAACTTTGCAAAAAAGCGTGTAAAACTTTGTTTGGATATATCAAAAACACAATAGATAGTGCAAGGTCACAACATTTATTGAATTATGATCCTATGGAATTTCTTTCACCTAAAATATTTTATAAATACTGCACGGAGATAGAAAAGCCTTCAAGTCATAATACAATATCAGACCATGAACTTAAACTAATTATTAATCGCTGCAAAAAGGATTTTGATGAACAGCCAGAATACATTCCCTCATACGCAGTATATTTTGCAAGTCTCACAGGGATGAGAGTTGGAGAAATTTCGGCTTTAAAATGGGAAGATATAAATGAAAATTATATATCTATTAATAAATCAGAAAAATACAATAGAAATACAAAAGAATACTATATAGGAAAAACAAAAAATCAAATGAACAGATGGTTTCCTATGACTGGCGAAATTCGAAAACTTTTAATGAAATTAAAATCAGCAGAAATCAGCAATGGGTATATTAGTGAATGGTTGTTTTCAAACGAAAATGGAAGGGTTCATGCTCCTGTAATATCGTCATGCTTAAAAAACAAATGCAGGCAGGAAGGAATAGAAGAAAGAGGAATTCATGCATTTAGAAGAACAATAAATTCTAAACTAAGGTGCAATGGAGTATCTGCCACTGTTGCTGCATCGCTACTCGGGCATACCGAAGAAGTTAATGAAAAATATTATACATTTGATGTTAGCTCTTTGGAAGAAAAAAATAAAATTGTGTCAAAAGTGCAAAGGATTGGATGAATAAGAACATAGGTTCTGATTACCTTTTTGGTTACCTTTGATTACCTCAAGTCTGGAAAGCCTTTAAAATCAAGGGTTTACGGATTAAAACGCGAGCCGTGAGGTCGCAGGTTCAAATCCTGTTGCCCCGATTTATGCAGTAAAATCAAGGGTTTGCGGACTTGGTATGAACGAGTGTTCTGATTACCTTTGATTACCTTTTACAAAAAGTACATATGAAAGGGAAAAGTACATGTGCAAAATAATAAAATCGCAGAGATGCGATTATTTTTTTTGCCTTTTTTCTGAAATTGTGTTATGTTCAAGAAAATGGAGGGCGAAATATGCAGATACACACAGCCTATGATGTAATGAAGGAGTTTCTAATAACTGATGCAGACCTTGAAGGCAAGTACGGAATCCCGAAAATTCCAAAGACTTTTATTCATCCAGGGAAAGATACTGTAGACTTTTCGGAGAGCTTCAGCAGAAAGATTAAGAACCATCGGGAACTTGATGTAAATTTCTATGTGGATGATGTACAGTTTCAAAGATTATGGAATCAGCCAGACAAGTATATGGAGCATTTAAAATGTTTTCATGCAGTCATTATGCCAGATTTCAGCATATCGGTTGGCAAGAATGGAATGCCGTTAGCTATGTGCCTGTGGAATAAATACCGCAATCATGCATTGTCTCACTACATGATCTTGAATGATATTCCAGTAATTCCGAACGTAAACATATTACCAGAATACTGTTGGGACTGGTGCTTTGATGGGCTACCAGAGGGAAGCACAGTTGCCTGTTGCACCAATGGAAGAGTAAAGAGCAAGGCAGCACGGTTGGAGTTTTGCGTTGGTTTCAAGGAAATGGAACGCAGATTGAAGCCGCTGCGAGTTATCATTGTTGGAAGAATCCCGGAAGAATTGGAAACAGACACGGAAATTATAAACTTTGAAACCAGGAATCAGAAGATTAACAAGGAGTGCGTGAATGGGAACAACGACTGATAATTACCAGAGAAAGAAGAAACTTTCCAAGTCCCAAATGAAGAGGACGGAACGTTTAGAGAAATCATCCTACAGAAGATATGGAACACGGAAGAAAGAAGGATTAAACAAATTGTGAATTTTGAATTATTTGGAACTTTACGCTATAGAAATATTTGTGCAAAATTAAAATTTAAGTGGTAACTAGAAAATGCGAGATTTTTTCTGGTTGCCACTTTTTTCTGGATTTCCTTGATTTTTTGTTGCCAAAATAATGTTAGAATTTAGGAATCATCCACAAGTTAGTTGCACTATTGAAGTTTTGAACAACTGCGGTTTTCCATTGCCACAAAATCAACCAGGGGCAGCACCGGGAGCCGATACCGCGCCAAGCTGATGAAGCCGTGACGATTCCGGGAATGATTGAATATCAACAAAGACGACAGCCAGCCGTAGACCTGGCAGACCAGAACCAACCGCCCACAGATAATAGGCCATAGCAACAAGTAACATATAACGTGGCGTTAAAATACAATAATACTCTTGCAAAATAAGCCTTAAATAGCTTGTAACGTATTTAGCCTATACTTTATTGACTACGATTATAAAACGCCTTAAAATGGCAAATACAGCGCCATACAACAATAATTGATATATAGCCCGGACAGCTGCGACAGATCACCGGGAAGCCTGGACAAGTCACGCACATAAGCGGACAAAATGCACCAATTTACACGGTACGCAAATAAAGCATAGCCGCACATAGCTATACAAGGCTATTATATACCTATAGCCGCAGACAGTCAATAAACCATGCAAGACAATAAAAAGCGTTTTAAAGGCTTATAAGCGGCTTAAAATGTAAATGCTGAAAAATCCCCATTAACAGAATAAAAAACGATTTACGGATAAAATAGCGCGTTAATTGATTGACTTATTATATTAACTTTGCAAGGTGCATCTGGCAGAATGCCAAAAACCGCTTGCACGCCGTGAACGTGCCGCCGGACTGGAAACCGGAAAGCGGTAAAAAATCAATCAGTTATACCTAAATATTCCATAGTTTTTTTATCAATCTCTTTCCCAGTAATAGTCGGGGAATAAATACTTTCTAAAAATTCTATGTAATTGTCTAGCTCATCAACAGAAAGTGTTATTAATTTATTATATATTTTATCACTCATTTTTTATCTTTCTTCCCTTCACCCTGGGAGCCAGGATATAAAAAGACACGCCCTATTATTCAAAAGTCATTTTTGTAACGCCCGGAAGACTGCGGAAAAATTCCCGGCGGTCGTAATCATCTTTAATATTGAATTGTCTGTCGCTTGTGGGGATGATCTCGCTCCCGATAAGCTCCATACAGGAAAGTTGTAAACAGTCCACATTTTTCGTCGATCGGTGCAAGGCGTACCGCATTATAGACCTTTTACCATCCCGGCGCTTTACCGAGGGCATATCCCAATAAGCTAATTTAATAGCTCCATCGGAAACAGCCTTGAAGATTTCCATTGCTTCCTTTTCAGATTTTCTGTTGATCGTATCAATTACGGAGAAGTCGCCGCTTTTTATGGCGGTGATTGTTTGCGCTTGCGTGGCTTTCATGATTGTTACCATTTTAAAGCCCTCCAAAAGTTTTATTTTTCTTGTAACATTTGTTCCAAAAATCAACGACTTTTTCCGCTTCTTTTTTTGTACTGCAAATATTCGCGGAAGTAATGCCGGGGATTTGCAAGGAAAATAATAAATTATCAGAGCTTGAGACTCGAAGAACAGACGCAAAGTTTTTATTGTTTGTGCGTGTTGAAATTGCTATGTAATGATATTTCATGTTTAAGCCTCCAATATTTAGAAAAAACAGGCGGGAAAGCCCCGCCCGAAATTGTTTATTTAATTCAAACAACCATTTATTTTCTCTTCCAGATGCGGGAACGCTTCGCAGATTTCTTGAATACTGTCGGCGTAATAATCACCAACTATTTTACCAAAAATTCTTATATTACCAGAATAAAAACAGCCTAAATCATTAAACCAGATATCAAGCCCGGTTGCCTGCTCCTTTTTGTCATTGTACCACATGTCAATTTTTATCATGTTTTTAATCCTCCTGATTTTATTTTAAAGACTTCCGGGGAAAGTTCCCCGGTACGCTTGCCGGCCTAATTAAAATTAATTTCAAGTGGCTTTATAGTTCCGTTTCTCAATTCTTCAAGCGCGATTTTATTTACTTCATTTGCAAAATAATCCACCTCGTAAGAATCAATAATCTTGTTCTGCAATGACGTTTTTTCATAAAAATCTAAAGTATCATCCTCCCAGTACCACACAAAATAAGTATGCAAAATATAATTCTTATCATCATAGACGCGTTTACAACGCCTTTTGCTTCCATTCATTAAAAAAATATCTTCTGGTGCTTCTAAAGCGTCATACTCTGCATTTGAACAATGGTGCTCTATTTCTTTATATGTCCAGATAACCGCGCCGCCCCATGTATTTTTTTTGGTCACAACTGCTCTTTTAGTTCTCAACCATGCTTGCATATCTTCTTCAGTTCTCCATGCATAGCTACTCATTCCAGCTTTAGAAGCAAAATATTGATAATCTCCGTTATTTTCTGCTTTTCTATATGACAAATGATATTTATCATGTGTTTTTGTGGAAAACATTTCTTTATTGTCATTACATTCCCACAAATTAACTGTTGCGGTAAAATAAATTCCACCATTTGCACAAGCCCCAGCATTTCCCCAAGTCCAAAAAGTATTGCTTGACGTGCCCTTATATGTAAATTCATTTTCTTTGTGATGGCTGAATGCACCGCCCGAAGTGCTACCACATAACTGACTATCACAAATACTCAAATGCACTCCGGCATTTTCACAAAGTTCTATATTTTCTTCCCTCTTCATTGTCGCTGTTGCTTTTGGAAAATATTCCCCATATTCGTTTGTGTACTCTACTACATCATATTTTTGAATGGCTTTTACTGAGCGCGTTTCTTCAATCATTTCAATAATGCGGTTTACTTTTTTTACGTCTGAATCTTCAAGTCCGTAATAGCTATCAAAAAGCTCATTCTCTTTCTTTAATGTTTCAAGTGTGTATTTCTTCATTGTTTTTTACCTTCTCCCCTGTTATAATGGGGTTGCCTTTCTTTTTAGTTTGGTGCTGGCTGTTTGTCTCGGTAGGATGCAGCCAGCTTTTTTATTTTGTTTGGGAACTAGAATTTTTCAATTAATCGGATTCGGTTACTTATGTCCTCATTGTGTTGAGTGGTTCGGGCGGTTCCGGTTGTTTGTCTCTTTTGTTCTCTGTTGATGGTTATATATTAGCATAGTTTAATAATAATGTCAATAGCATAGTTTAATAAAAATGTATTATTTTTAAAATACTGTTTTTTCTGCACATATAATAGGAAATAAAAAATATCGAAATAAAAACCCATAGCCGATTGACGCATAGTTTAATAAATGATATAATAAAAGCAAACAATAACAGGAGGGTTAATAAATGGCATTTAAGGAGAAAGAAAAGGAACTTTCATATATTGCACAATATCAAAAAGACAAGTACGACCGTATAACAGTAATGGCGCCAAAGGGAACCAAGGAAGACGTTAAAAGAGCGGCTGATCTAAAAGGCGTAAAGATGTCTGCGTTCGTTCTGGAGTGCATACAAAAAGAATTGGAAAGAATGAAAAAATAGCAGAATAGTTTAATAAAATGCTTGATGCATAGTTTAATAAATGGTATACTGTAACCATAGAAAGGAAGTGGTTGCAGAATGAAAAAACATATTATCGAGGTACCAGATGTTGAAGCGGTTGGAGTTTATGCAATTCACAATAAGAAAAATGATAAGTATTACATAGGCTCTAGCGTGAATGTTAAAACCAGATTAAAAACCCATCAGCGAAACATGGAAAAGCTGCAAGGCTCAAATTTAAAAATGGATGAAGACTTGAAAACATTTGAAGATTTGGAAAATTTTGAATTTATAATTCTTAAAACTTTTCCAGATTTTACAATAACAGATTATGATCTGAGAGAAGCAGAAGAAGGATTTATAAAAAAATATAATGCTTATCATGGTTATAATAACGAATTTTGCAAGCCTGTTTCTACTGGTTTTTATGGTAAAAACGAATTGTTGAAGTGCAAAAAGGCAAGAGAAAAAAGTTATAAAAAGTTAGAATTTTCAGATATTGAAAAAATGACAGATTATGAAATTGTAAATACTTTGATAATAGTGTGCGAAAAACCAGAAGAATACAGAACATTAATATCTATGCTAAAATATCAAATATTGCATAGAATGGACAGTTAAAGAAAACAAGCAAAGCCCCAGACATGGAGCAGATCAGGAGGAAAAAACATGAAAAAAATATATTATCACGAGATTACAATGTCCCAGAGTTACAATTGGGGGACAAAAGAACCGATTTACGAAGTATGCAAAGAACAATTTCAATGTGAATACTCGGAAGAATGGACAGAAGATAATGAAGACCCTATAAAAGATTATGTGGAAAATATGATCGAAAATTCTTCCGACAAGAGTTTTGAAGAAAGCAATTATTCTTGGGACGAAAACGCAGCCATTAATTTTTCAACAGTTGTATTTTCTGGAGCATACCATATTTTATTTAAAAATAGTGAGCCAATAGAATTGTATTATGTGGATTAAAAAAAGAGGTATGAATTTACCTCTTTTTTCGTGTCTTGCTAACAATAAACACTTTTCAATTCACACCTAAATAATTTAGGTATATTAAATATAGCATATAAAAATATATCTGTCAACAAAAATAAAGCCCTTGGAAATTAATCCTATGAACCATTTATGATAATGTCCTAATATACCACAAAGGAAAATGTCCCAATGTAGTATAATGCTTCCATCAACAGATGGAGGTAACGATTATCAGAAAGGTAGAATTATCAATGGATGAACAAAAGAAGTATGAGGTGATCAAATCATTGGCAGATCATCCAGCCCCTAACAAGCAGAGAGCTGCCCTTACTCTCGGTTGTACTGTACGTCACATTAACCGTATGCTTAAAGGCTACAAAGAGCATGGCAAAGCCTATTTTATCCATGGCAACAGAGGACGTAAGCCAGCCAATACCATCCCCAATGAAACTCGTAATCTTGTTGTCGATTTATACCGCAACAAATACTATGATGCCAATTTTGTGCATTTCACTGAGTTATTAGGAAAACATGAAGATATCCACATCTCCCCTTCAGCGGTTATGTCTATTCTCGAAGCTGAATACATTCTCTCTCCCAAGGCTACAAAAGCTAAGAAAAAGAGAATCAAAGAACAATTAAAAGCCGATAAAAAAGCAGCGAAATCTCAGAAAGAAGCGGATCAGATACAGATTAATCTTGTTGCTCTTGAGGACGCCCATTCCCGCCGTCCCAGAGCCGCTTATTTCGGTGAACTGCAGCAAATGGACGCAACTCCCTACGAATGGATCCCCGGTCAGATATGGCATCTGCATCTGGCTATAGATGATGCTACAGGAAGGATTACCGGCGGTTGGTTTGATACCCAGGAAACTCTGAATGGCTATTACCACGTTTTCCATCAGATCCTCACAACTTACGGTATCCCCTACAAGTTCTTTACAGACCGCCGTACTGTTTTCACCTATAAAAAGAAAAACTCCCCATCTATCGATGAGGATACCTATACACAGTTTGCCTATGCCTGTAAACAGCTGGGGGTTGAACTGGGATCAAGCAGTGTGCCTCAGGCAAAAGGACGTGTAGAACGCCTGAACCAGACGCTACAGTCGCGCCTGCCAGTCGAGTTAAGACTTGCAGGCATAACGACCATAGACGCTGCCAATGAATTCCTAAACTCCTACATAAAGGAATTCAATGAGAAGTTTTCCCTTCCCATTCATGGTATCAAGTCTGTGTTCGAAGTGCAACCCCAAATTGAAAAAATTAACCTGATTCTTGCAGTTTTATGCGAAAGAACGGTAGATACCGGACACTGTTTAAGGCATTCCAATAAATACTACCGTATGATTGACAGCAGAGGCAATCAGGTCCACTACCGAAAAGGAACAAAGGTAATGTTTATTCAGGCTTTTGATGGCAGTCAATACTGCTGTGTAAATGACAAAGACATCTACGCACTGGAAGAAATACCCGAGCATGAAACAAAATCAAAAGACTTAGATATAGACTATACTCCGCCAAAACCAAAGAAGCCCCGCATTCCACCAATGAATCATCCCTGGCGTCGCCAACAGTTTGGAAAGTTTGTCAAACAGCAAGAACACCACCAGAATGATCAAGATACAAAAATTGCCTGAGGAATGAAACGAATCAATTTAACAAGCCCCAGCAAAAAGCCGGGGCTAATACTTCAATTATTTTAGGACATTTTCAAAAACGCTTGACACAAAAATAAAGCCCTTGGAAATTAATCCAAGGGCTTTTAAAATGCTTATTTGTGGCGGCGTAACGACAATCGAGGGGTTAACAGCCCGCCGCCAAAGCTGTTAAAATATTAATAGCACAGGTTTTTAATTTTTGTCAAGAAAAATATTTTTTTATTTTTAGTCTTGACTTTCTGGAAAACTTACAGTAACGTTATTATCAACGACGGTCGCGGGAACTCATGGAGGGGTAGTTAGCGAAAATCGTTTGCACCTGAACAGAATAAAACAGCAGTTAACAAGCCAGATCAACCAGGCACAAAAGCCCGGTAATGACTGGCTTTTATTATGTTTAATTATATTATATATAATATATCTTTTACCCCTCCATAGATTCCTAAGACCGGAGTTTATTAAAAGATATGCTATACAGTACCGTATAATAATATATAAGATATAAATATAAATAAAGATTATAATATAATACCCCAATTATTATTTATTAATTATTAACAAAATAGATGGTTTTATTTTATGCAAAATTAAATTTGACAAGATATTAAAAACTGTGCTAAGGTATCAGCAACAAAGAAAACAGAATATTTTATTTTGAGTTTTAGAGAATGTACCCGAACACCCGGAAGCCTTCCGGGAATAAGCTTTACCCGGTGACATTCTCTTTTTTATTTGCAAATTAACGTGTTAAAGTGAGGTGATAACATGAAAGATAATGCAGTAAAAGCACAAGATATAGAAATCTATTTAGATAATATTAATATATATGCTGATGAATATATAAATACTGTATTATGTATATCACCAGATAACGAAAACTATAAGAAAGAAGTATCAGACAGCTTTGTAGATATGATTTTTTATATTGCAGATCATATACAAAAGCCAAGTAATGACAATATAGAGCTATTAGATAAAATGTTTAATACTTATGTGAGATTATGCAGTAAATATCATGTATTACCAACCCTAGAAGTATTTAGCTTTTTAGTTGGGATTAATCGTACAACGTTTACTGACTGGATGAATGGAGTGTATAGAATAAACTCATCACATGGTGACACGGCTAAAAAATGGTTTGATATTTGCAAAAACTGTGCAATTAATAGACTGCATAACCAGACCGGAACAAATGCGAATTTGATATTTGTTGCAAAAGCTGCATACGGCATGGCAGAAACTGCACCAGTGCAAGCCACGCAGCAGTACGGCGTACCACAGCAAACCGCGCAGCAGATCGCAGAGAAGCACAAAGCCGCTTTGCAGCTTCCGGAGATGGAAAAGCCGGAGCTATAGCACGGAAAACTATATCTTGCAGTTTAGCAATAGTACACACAATATATAGTATGTAGTGATGTTTATTTAGGGTACACCCTAAAAAGACATTTTATAAAACACTGTTTTTTGTGCAATATTACAATAGATTTTGCATAGCATTCCCTTGATTACTGCCGCAGGCCCTTAAAGGTCAGCGTTAAACCAGGGAAGCGGGAACCCATGGGGCGGCGGGCTTCCCTGGTAGCGTCCGTCATGGATATCGGGGAGGGGGTATATATAAAGCCCTAGTCAGCGGTAGTTACCACCGAAACCGCTCGAAAAAACAAAAAAGCTCTCCTTATATGGCAGTGATAGTGATTCGAACACGACAAGCAGTAAGCCTTAACTGTTTCTCTGCCATACTAAAAATAAGGCAATACCAAGAAAGGCGGGTACAACGAATGAATGATATGATGATTTTTAGCAATCCAGAATTTGGAAATGTAAGGACAGTAACGATAGATGGAAATCCTTGGTTCGTTGGAATTGATGTAGCCAAGGCTTTAGGATATGTAAAAGAGAGAAATGCTATTGCAAGCCACGTAGACAAGGAGGACGCCCTAAAATGTAGCCTCCCATCAAATAGTGGAGTGCAAGAAACGATTGTAATAAATGAGAGTGGTTTATTCTCACTTATTCTGTCAAGCAAACTTGAATCTGCGAAAAGGTTTAAACATTGGGTTACTGCGGAAGTCCTTCCTTCTATCAGAAGAACTGGAAAATACGAGATGGTTCAGAAACAGGATTCCTACCAAATTGAAGACCCGATAGAACGTGCTAAACGGTGGATTGAGGAACAGCAAGAAAAGCAACAACTTGAAGCCAAAGTAAGGGAACAGAAACCAAAGGCTGATTATTTCGACAGTCTGATAGATAATAGACTTCTTACAACTTTTCGAGATGCAGCAAAGGAATTTCACATCCCACCTAAAGCGTTTACTAAGTGGCTTACGGAAAATGGTTATATTTACCGTGATCGGCATAATATTATCAAGCCTTATGAATCGTATAGGAAAGCTGGACTTTTCCAGATGAAAGATTTTTCAACACCGTTTGGCTATTCAAACGTCCAGACATACATAACCGTAAAAGGAAAAGAGACATTTAGACTGTTACTTCAAGGGCAAGGATTGATTAGAAAGTAAAAAAAGAGAACCATTACGGCTCCCTTTTGATATCGTCAGTTGTTAATTTGATTAAGACATCTGGTTTAGGTTCGATTATAAGTTGACATTCCAGGAAGTCAAGAATCTGAATTAACTCATCGGCAGATATACTTCCTCTCGAAAATTTGTTTGCAAGAGATTGTGGAAGCATACCCAGATGGTTAGCTAATTGAACGTTGGTGACCTTCTTCATTTTCATAATTTGTTTTATTTTATCCGAAACCATATAATCACCTCCTATTAATGTAATCATAATCAAAACCGTTTAAATAGTCAATAAAAATATTCATAAATGAGTATAAAACACTTGAAATAATACTCGAGTACGTGTATAATTGACTTATAAATAAACGGGAGGGATTATGTATGAAAATAGGTTACGTGAGGGTATCAACAATAGAGCAGAATGAAGCGAGACAGATTGAAGCAATGAAAACTGATGGTGTTGAAAAAATTTATATGGACAAAAAATCCGGGAAAGATTTTAATCGTCCAGAGTATCAGAAAATGATTGCTTCTCTTCATAAAGGTGACATTCTGATAATCCATTCGATTGACAGACTTGGAAGAAACTACGAAGAGATTATTGCTGAATGGCGAAAAATCACAAAAGAGATTGAAGCAGATATCATTGTACAGGATATGCCGTTGCTTAATACTACGCAAAACAAAGATTTGACAGGAACACTGATCGCAGACATAGTTTTGCAGCTTCTCTCATATGTAGCACAAAGAGAAAGAGAAAATATTCGGCAGCGTCAAAAAGAAGGTATTGAAATAGCAAAAACGCAAGGCAAATATAAAGGCCGCGCAAAAAAAGAGATAGATAAGGAACTTTTCAAAGAAACCAAACGAAGTTGGCAAATGGGAGAAATAACAAAAGCACAATTTGCTGAGACTATAGGAGTTTCAAGAAGCACTCTATATAAACTCTTGGAGGGGGATAAAGATGATTGATTTTACGAATAAGTGCATCGTTACAGACAATAATGTTGAATCAGAACAGTTGCTTAAAAAAGCAATAGCTCAAGGATTTAACTTGCCAAAAGGTGAAAAAGCAATGGAATCACATAGATACTTTCGTTTTATCGGGAGTCCGTATAAACATGTTGTGGCTCTTGTCCCTGTATGTACGAGTGATCTAAACAATGCTATCAGATACTCAGAGATATTCGGTAATGAACTGGAAGAACTTAAAAAAATTACTGATTCAGCTGCAAGATGGTGCCGGGCATATGGATATGAACATTTGAATGTATATGCAAACGAAGAGCTTGAAAGTTATACTGGAAAGGCAATCGCAAAGACAACAGACAACATCATACAGCGTGTTGATGTTGAAATAAAGAAACCACGTAAACTGACTGTTTCAGAGTTGGAAGCATATTTAGGATATCCAATTGAAATTGTAAGTTGAGGTAAGTGCTTATGAAACCAAACCCACAATCCGAATCCATCCGCATCCGATTTTCCGAAAAACAGAAAAAAAGGCTCCTGGAAGAGAAGAACCGGACAGACAGGAGCGCATCTGATATTGTAAGACAGGCAGTTGATGAATATTTCGGGAGGAAAAGACGTGCTTAAATTTTTCTCAAAAAATAAAAAAGGTGTTTCTGAATCCCAAGGCTTTAGTTCAGAAGAAATAGCGCATGGCGTGTTCAGAGTTGAAAAGAAAACAAATTATTTTCATAAAAAAGCAATTTGTAAAGACGGAAAGTTATACAACACCGAAACAGCAATAAAAGTTATCGAACTTGATAAAGAAAAAGTGAATTTGTTTGGTTCATACCGGATGAGAACGTATTTTATAACGGATAAAGGAAACTGGTTTTCTTGCTACACGCTTGTTGAAGCCGGAATACGTGAGCATATGAAACAAGTAGGCGACATTGGTGTAAAAGTCGAGGAAACAGATGTTTCCTATTTAGATTTGAAATTGGAAAGCATTCAAGAAGTTAAGGAAAAATTAGGTTTTGCCGATATCGACCTTTACAAGAAATATTTCGGGGAGGTGGAAGAAGGATGAGCGTCGTAAAAATCACAAACCCCAACCCCTATGATTGGCGTGGAACAAAATATTTTATTGATGGAAAAGAAGTTCCGAGAGTGAGATCAATAGATTTTCATGTAGCTGTAGATGAAATTCCGGTATTTGAGTTTGAAATGATGGCTGTCCCAGACATTGAGATGGAGTGCTTGGCACAAATTAGTGTCACTTCTCAATCAATTACTGATGCAATTTTAGTTTTAAGGCACGAATTACTACAACATGGAGAAATTTACAATGGATTCAAATCAAGCCTAAAATCGGCTTTAGAATCCTACAATTACTGTGGGATGCCGTTTGAGCCAGAAGAAGAGATTGCAGAAAAAATTCTGGACTTTTTAATTGGGGAGGAAAAAGGAAATGAATGCACTTAATGTAATTGGAACAGCTGTAAATCTTGCATTTTTCGTTCTGGTTCTTGCCGGCACTTTGGCTATACTGGACGAAGAAGGAAAGACAAGTGTAATACAGATTTTATTCTGCATTTGTTTAGAAATATGTTTCGCACTGAATATTTTCTTAATTTGCACGAGGTGACAAATGTATCTACCAATTCCAATTGGAATTATCCCGATTGAGTTAATCGAGAGGGTTAAATTCATAAAAGCGCCGCTTCGACTTAATCCATGTAGGCTCGGAAAAGCCTATGAAAGTGATAAGTCGAGGCATCCAGAGTAGCGTAAGTGCTAATTACTTATTATATTAATTACATAAACTTATATATCACGACTTCCCCGGTCTTAATGGTGCGCCGGGGTTGATGGGCTATCGCCAAGAGGTAAGGCACAGCACTTTGACTGCTGCATTCGCTGGTTCGAATCCAGCTAGCCCAGTTTGCAATATTTATCATATTGCAAATATTTTTCTTTTTCATACAACTTTCGCTTCGGCCTTCTAGCCCAACGGGGCTGATTAAAGGGGCTTCAAATGTCCCGGAAGACTTTCTGAAATCCAAAAGCGTTTCAGAAAACCTTTGTTGCAGCTGGCGGTCAAGAACTGCAACAGTGCCGGATTGTTTGTCATGGCGGTCAAATAATTCGGTATCTTAGGAAGCTTAGTTCAGCGGTAAGAGCAACGGCCTCATAAGCCGTAAGTCCTGGGTCCGAATCCCAGAGCTTCCATTTCTTCTAAATGCCATTCATCCGTAATATGGGTGGAAAAAACTTCCAGTTGAGCGTGTGGATTAGGTAAATTTATAGGTGCGATACGGCGTAGCCTAAATGGATCTGATTTCCCGGCTGGTATATCTCGGAGTTAAAAACATTAACGCAGCGCACGTTAATAAAAGGAGTTTTCAAGAGATGCCGTTCAAAGACGCATAAAAATATCCAGTGAATCTACAGCACTAAAACTTGTAGATAGTGGAAAGCATAACACGATAAACCTATTGCTAACCCGGTTTTTCCGGGTTCCGGCAGGATAGAGAAGTGGAATCTCGCAAGGCTCATATCCTTGAGAACGGCGGTTCGAATCCGTCTCCTGCAATTCCATCTACCAGGTGTAGATAGGATATCTTACTTTAGCATAGCTATTGTTAGTTCTTGCACATAAATGCGGATGCGTTTGTGTGCATTCGTGCAGGCATATAGACGCAACTCACTAGCGATCTTGTGCAAAAACTTTTTAGAGAGATAAGACCAATGCCCGTGAGGAGTGGTAGTCGGGGATTCTAAAAAAATCATCTAGTTTAGCGTTTTATGATGAAAAAAGAAACATAGCTCAGTGGTAGAGCAATGATATTGAATATCATGTGACACAGGTTCGATTCCTGTTGTTTCTATCTGGCAAATTGCCATTGCCAGAAGTTGCATTTTCCCCCTTAAAGTTCCAGTGTTTCTCGTTGGGAGGTTTATGCCGTTCAAGTCGGCACACTGGATTTTTTTTTAACAAGAGGTGTTTATGGAAGAAAAATGTTGCAAGAATTGTAGAAAACATGATGACTTCACATGGGCTTGCTTCAATGGTGATAGCAAATATTGCGCAGACTTTACAGAGCCAGAGTGTTATTGTGAGTTTTGGGAGAGAAAAGAAGATGGAGATATGTGGTAAAGAAATAAAAGATGAATGCTCACACTGCGGGAATATCCTCGAATGTGAGTTGTTTCGCCAGGGGCATGGAATAAAACAGGAACGTGAAAACATAGCTAAAATGATTGCCTGTCAGATGAAGCACAGGGAGAGGAGGGAATTTGAATGCTAAATTTACTTGATAAACGCAATTGCCCTGTTTGCGGTGGAATATTGAAATGTGAAAATGCCGATTTCACAAACCATTTTATAGAAAAAGGACTCTTTTTAAATGTGACATGGCAATGCACCAATTGCGGCGCTGAATATACTGCAAAACTTGAATTAACTTCAAACGGATATGATGTGCAAGACCGTGAAGCACATATTGATGTAGAGGATAATTTTTCAGCCGAAAAATTTATGCTTGGAAGAGACAATTTTCGAAGACAGAGGTGGTAAATATGAAATTTGAGGATATGGCAAACTGGACAGAAGAACAGTTGAAAAATGAAGTTGTTCGTTTGGCTGATGAATGCGAGAAAAAACAGCATATAATCCTGGACTATAAAGCTTTATCGGAGACACTTAACCAAAAGCTTCTTGAAAATGATAACTGGAAGATTCCGATTGATGGAATTGAAAATGTAGATACTGGTCATCCATCTATAGAATGGTATGAACAACGACACCAGGATGACTGTATTAGAATCAACGAGTTAACTGTTACTGTTGACACATTGGTTGACCGATACGCTAATTTAAGGAAAAACAAAGGGATGTGCTGATATGGGTGAAAAGGAAGAATTAAAGCATTTCTTTACATGTAATGGAAAAGTTATTGAAACAATACCAGAGATTTCAATTTCGGATGGTACTGTTATCGAAGGCGGTATTCTTCACAGAAATGAGGACGGTACACTTTGTAGCATAGGCAAGACATTAAGTATTGAATTTGAATGTAAATTCAGTGATGAACTATTTTGGACACTAGTTGCCCCAGACCGAATAAACCAGAACAATTTCCGTAAAATACATGGGATTCCGAAGCGGAGGAAAATTAATGGATCAAGAAAAAATAAGCATTGAAGAAGCCATGAAAATTGGTTTTAAGAAAATACCAAATAACTGCTTAAAAATGAATAAAAAGCCAAAATTTAGACAAATTGCTGGAAGAAAAGGGAAACGGAAATTTGATAATGTTTTTAAATCTGTTGCGCGGCGAATGATAAAAAGGGCAGCCAAAGAGGGAAGACCAATAAAGCATAAAAGAAATAGAAAGGTAAATAAATGAGCATTAAGTCAGCATTAGAATCCGAAGGAATAGATTTTTCTGAATACATGAACCCACCCGAACCGTGGAATGGACAGGCATTATTGAGGAATATCAATGGAGTGAAATACGCCTGTTGCCCTTTTTGCGAAAAGAAAGCACTTCTGATTAGTCCAGAAACAAAAATTAGGCATCTTAAATTGAAGTGCAAGGGAAGTAACTGCAAGAAAGAGTTTGAGGTGAATGTATGAGAATTGTGGTTAAAAGGATTCCGATTGAGATCATCGAACTTGGAATAGAAACATATGCGCAGATTGATATCGAGGAAATTCTTCTTATATCTTATCCGCCAATTACAAAGACCGTTTTAAAATTTTATACTGAGTACATTGCGTTTGAATTCCAAAAGGAATATTCAGTAAAAATAAAAAATGATGATGCAGTGATAAAATGTTATAGGGGAAACACTTTGAACACTTTCATTCAGAAAGACGCAGGTGAAAGAACTGTTGCTGAATGGCGCAAGGTTATATCGCGTTCAAAAAACACTCCGTACATTGTTAGAACTATTAATTCTATAAAAGTGCCTGATGAAGATGCTATTAAAGCGATTGCAAGTGATGCGACAGAACTTCAAAAGACTAAACCTGTGGAACTGGACGAACTTTCGGAAGAAACCAAGTTTAGAATTTATAAATTAATTGTAAATGAAATTGGAAAGCATTTTTACAATTGCGAGATGCGTATGTCATATAAAGACTTTATACTTGTTGAGGATTGCATCAGAAAAGTTTTGCAAGGAGAACAAGATGAACACAAAACGGATTAAATGTATTTTGACAGGTGGATGCAAGTTCAAAAGTTCGGATACAGAATCGAAATGCAATGATAAAGAAAAGACTTGCACCATTACAGAAACTTGCTACAAATGTGGGAAGAAGTACACTGCCGTATTTACCTACAAACAATTAGGGATTCCAGTGAGGTGAATGTATGAATTGGTTTAAAGAAAAATGTTCCCACCTATATGAGGAAATTGGGAAATGCTATGACAGAATAGATTACGGAAATGGTACTCATATAAATGCTTATATTGTAAAAAAATGCAAAATATGCGGAAATATTACAGCCAAGACTGTATATTCAAATGAATTTACAAGGTATACATCTCCTGTAAGAGTTGATGATTGTGTAAAAAAACTGATAGCTAAAGGATATGTTGACAAGGTTGATTTCTTTTTGGAACACGAAAATGATAATATACCGTGGAAATAAATGGAGGTCTATTGAGTGAAGAAGGCAAGAAAAATATGTTGGATAATTGCGAATTTCATAATATTCAAATGGGCAGCAGATTATTTGATAGCCACAATTCAAATGATGGTTGAAAATAATTGGGGATTTTCGGCAGTACCATTACTGTTTATGGCAGTATTCGCAGAATGGAAAGTAATTGAAAATATTTTTACGGAATTAAGAAGATGATTTTATCAAGAAAGGATATGTATGACAAAACAAGAAGCCGTAGTAGTTGAAACCTACACAGGAATTTGTATGCTTGTAGGAGATGATCGCCGACTTGCATATGAATATGCAGAAAAACTTTTAGGTCATCCGATATATACGCATGAATTCCCAAAGTATGTCGACGAGTTAAAAAAACTTAGCAAGCCAGATTTTATTGAAATTTGCAAAAAGTTAAGCGATTAAATGGTATGGTGCGAATTAAGAAACATTCCGTGCATACATCCAGAACCAGATGGATTAGAAAATTGCAGATATTGTGAAAAATATAGTTTTGAAAAATATTTAGAATACAAAAAATCAAAAAGAAAAGTCAAGAGAGCCAAAAAGGAGCGCCATTATGAGTGATTTGAAGATATTTACAGAAAAAATCGAGCAAGAAGCATTAAATCAAATTTATACACTAATAAAACAGCCTGCATTTTCTGAATGTAAAGTACGAATCATGCCAGATGTTCACGCAGGGGCAGGATGTGTAATTGGCTTTACAGCTGATCTTGGAGATAAAGTAATTCCGAACATTGTTGGAGTAGACATTGGATGCGGAATGCTCACAACACAAATTCCTACTGATGTGGGAACAATAGATTTTAAAATCCTTGACGAAGTGATAAGAAATAATGTTCCGGCAGGAAGAAATGTACGTGACGAAATCATAAATTTTAAAGAATTAGAAGAACTTCACTGCTTTTCACTGCTTAAAAATGTTGAATGGATTCGCAGGAGTCTTGGTACACTTGGGGGAGGAAATCATTTTATTGAAGTTGACACCGATTCAAAAGGCATAAACTACCTTGTAATTCACACTGGAAGTCGTAACCTTGGAAAACAGGTAGCTGAAATATATCAAAAAATTGCCATAGAAGATATGCAGGGTACAGATAAGCTCGAAACTGAAATACAGAAATTAGTAAAAGAATACAAGTGCTCTGGCAGGCATAAGGAAATTCAAAATAGTATTGATGAATTAAAACGAAAATGGAAGCCAGACAAACTTGGAATTCCGAAAGAACTATGTTATTTGACAGGTGAGCATAGAAGACAATATCTGCATGATATGAAAATCTGTCAAGAATTTGCAAGAATAAACAGAAGATGCATACAGTCAGCTATATTCTACACTATGAATTGGACACTTCAAAGAAACACATGGTTTGACACAATTCATAATTATATTGACCACGATACAAATATTGTTCGGAAAGGTGCGATATCAGCTAAACATGGTGAAAAAGTTCTTATCCCTATGAATATGCGAGATGGATGTATTATTGCAATTGGAAAAGGAAATGAGGATTGGAACTGTTCAGCCCCGCATGGCGCAGGGCGTATTATGAGCCGATCAAAAGCAAAAGAAAACATTTCGTTAGAAGAATTTAAGGAGTCTATGAATGGGATATATACAACATCCGTTCAGAAATCTACAATTGACGAAAGCCCTATGGCTTACAAACCGCCGCAAGAAATTATTGATAAAATCAAAGATACCGTAGATATAGTTGATATTATTAAACCTGTATATAATTTCAAAGCAAGTGAATAATCAGTCAAGAGAGCCACATGAGAGCCAGACTAAATCCTAAAAAGAAAGGAGGTCTGGCTCTATTTTTATGTCAAAAATTACAGAAGGTTCGCTCGAATGGTATCGGGCAGTGCTGAATCAAATTATCAGTAGTGATATGACAATCTATCAGAACCAAAAAGATTGCCTTGATTTGCTCTTGAACATGAATATTGACCTTCCTTTCGACAAGAACCAAGAAGCACGGAAAATGGCCATGAAAGTAAGCCAATACTCACATAACATAGCAGAGAAGTGTGCTGCATTAACTGGCAGTGGCGATTTTGATGATATCTACTGGCAGTATTTGTTACTGGAAGCACCACATTTGCTGGATTCCTATGCCATGTATATAGAAAAAGATAGAAAACCAGAAGAACGGTTCTATTTGCCAAGACGCAGAACATTGAAAAAAGTAGTAGATAAATTACAAGCACTTGAAGAAGATGAACTTGACGAATTGTTTCTGCATCAGCCAGCCAGAACTGGTAAATCACAAATTATTACTGTCGGAACCGCATGGCATTGTGCAAGAAATTCAGAGATAAGCAACCTCTATGTTACATATAAAGAAGGACTTGGCGGTGCATTCCTAGATGGAGTTACGGAAATATGGACTGACCCAACATATTGCCATGAAGATGTATTTCATTCAAAAATAGCCAGAACAGATGCAAAGAACCACAAAGTAGACCTTGAAAGAAAGAAAAAATATGCGACATTATCTGGAAAAGGTTTGGAATCTGGTTTGAACGGTGAGTATGACGCATATGGTTGGCTGATTCTCGATGATATCCTGGAAGGTATTCAAGATGTATTAAATCCAGATATTCTCAGAAGAAAGCAAATTGTGTTTGACAACAATGTAATGTCACGAAAGAAAGAACAATGTAAATTGATTCTAAATGGTACTATCTGGTCATTGCATGATTTGTATATGGACAGACTATCATTTCTTCAGAATAATCCAGAAGCAAAACACATTAGATATGATGTTCTTAAAATTCCAGCTCTTGACCCGGAAACTGATGAGAGTAATTTTGACTACGATTACGGAGTTGGATTCAGTACAAAATATTATCGCACTATTCGTTCTAAATTTGAAGAAAACGATGATATGGCAGGATGGTTAGCCCAGTATCAGCAGGAACCTATTGAAAGAGATGGTGCTTTATTTAATGCGCAACATATGAACTTTTATAATGGACAATTGCCAGATGAAGAACCATTGAAAGTAGTTTCAGCTTGCGATGTGGCTCTTGGCGGTAGTGATTATCTTGCAATGCCAGTAGCATATGTATATGAAGATGGTTCCGTATATATACACGAAGTAGTATTTGATAATTCTGAAAAGAAATTTACTATGCCAAAAGTCGTATCAGCAATTGTCAATAATAAAGTTACGAATGCTTTTTTTGAAGCCAATGCAGGCGGCGAAGGGTATAAAGATGAAGTAGAAGGAAAGTTAAAGGAGCAAGGGTATCAAACTAATCTTACTTCTAAATATGCGCAACAAATGATTTTGAATAATGGTGGACACGCACCTAAATCGGCAGTGAGAAAAGAACAGAGAATTTGGGATAATGCTGAAAACATTAGAAAATTTTATTTTCTTGATACTGGATATCAAAACGCAGAGTATAGAAAATTTATGAATAATGTCTATTCATTCACAATGACAGGAAAAAATAAGCACGATGACGCACCGGATTCACTCGCTAGTTTAGCAGTATTCTTAAAAAATGGAAGCGGAGTTGGAACCGCAACAGCAACACAGAATCCACTTTGGGGAAGGAGATAGAATATGATGACTGCAACTCAATATTTACGCCAGATTGAAAATTATGATAACAGAATCAAAAATAAGCTTATTGAAGAAGAACAGCTCAGTTCTCTTTCCACAAGCGTATCTGCAATTCCTGTTGGAGAAAAGGTACAAACTTCTGTGAAACGTGATCCGATGGGAGATATGATTGCGAAGATATTTGACCTGCGAGAAGAGATTTCAGAAATGATATCTGAATTTTTACAAAAAAGACAAGAAATAGTCCGAACTATAGAACAGGTTGAAGACCCGTTGCTGTACGACATATTATTCAAACACTATGTTGAGTACAAATCATTAGTTCGTATCGCAGATGAGATGGGATATTCTGAAATACATATTAAGAAAAAACACTTAAAAGCTTTGGCAGAAGTAAAAAAGATAAAAGGTTTTGAAAGATGATACCGAAGTATACTGAATGATACCGCCAATATGTGTAAAATATAAAGTAGAGCATTGGATTAAAATATCCAGTGCTTTTTATTTTTCAGAAAGGATGGTTCGGCTCGTGAGAAATACAATGAATTTTGTAGATTTATGCCGAGGTGATTTCGGGCGAAAAGTAGCCTACACAGGCGTTGACCGAATCACTCCACAAAATGTAGTAAAAGTAGTTTCAGATACAATTGGCATACATAATAGAAACCGAACATTGATTGATTACTTGTATCGGTACATGAAAGGCGATCAGCCGATATTATACCGAAACAAAATAGTCCGTCCAGAAGTTAATAACAGAGTGGTTGAAAATCACGCATTTGAAACTGTAAAATTTAAAGCTGGACAGATTTGTGGGGAACCAATCCAATATGTATGCAAAAAGAAAAAAGCAGATAAAAAAATAAATGAGCAAGTTGACCTTCTGAATGATTATCTGGATGAAGCCAATGCAGATGCAAGAAACATCCAAAGGGCAATATACCAAAGTGCAACAGGAACTTCTTATAAGGCTATTCTGAAAGAAGAGGACTGGACAAAAAACGGAGATTTACCACCGTTTAGAATCTTCATTCCGTATCCAGGTGATTGTTACATTGTATACTCACAGAGAAATGGGAAACCAATGCTTTCCGTGCAGATTTTAAAAGATGAAGATGAACAGCAATATTATTTATGTTATTCAAAGAACCAGTTTTTTGAAATCAAGAATGGAAAAGTAACTAACTACGGCATCAATGGTTTTGGCGGGATTCCAATTGTTGAATGTCCAAATAATCACGACAGACTTTCAGATGTTGAAATTGCAATCACCTTATTTGATGCAATTAACAAATACCAGTCCGATAGATTAAATGGCGTGGAACAGTTTGTGCAAGCCTTTATGAAGTTTAAGAACTGTGAGGTAGACGAAAACGAGTTTTTGAAAATGGTAAAACTTGGTGCTATCTCTGTTAAAGATACTGGAAATGGCTGTCAGTCGGATGTTGAACTGATGACCGCTGAACTGAATCAATCAGAGAGCCAGGTTGCAAAGGATGATATCTACAATAATATGCTGATTGTGGAAGCAATGCCAAACCGCCAAAGCAATAGCGGAGGTGATACAGGAAATGCCGTATACCTTCGTAATGGATGGGACTTCGCAGAAAGAGATGCGAAATTGGTAGAAGCATTCACCAAGGAAGCCGAAAAGGAATCTGCTAGAATTATTCTGAATATTATCCGTGGCACGTCAAATGATGTTAATATCTCAACCCGAGATTTTGATGTAAAGATAACCAGAAACCCAACAGACAATATGCTTGTAAAAGCACAGGCACTTGATTATCTGTTTAAAAATAAAATTCATCCGCTTATTGCATTGATTACTTGTGGGCTTTTCAGTGATCCGCAGAAAGTCTACGAAATGAGTTTACCGTATCTGGGAACTATTTACCCGGAACTGGCAGACCCGGAAGCGGAAATGCAGAAAGCACAGCAATTACTTGACGGAAAGTTTCAAAATCCGTCCAAAACAGAACCAATGGCAAATTCTCCATCTAACGAAGAATGAACCAAATTTCGATTATTTAAGGAGTTTTAGAGAAATCTAAGGCTTCTTTTTTAATACCCAAAATCAAATAAATTGCAACAGCCCGTGAGCGTAAATCGGGTACAGATCATGTGCGGAGCGAACCGTGTTGAAAAAGCGTATTGGACTGGAAGAAAGGAGATTTCAATGACAAGAGAACAGGCAAAACAGGCACTTATCGGTATGGGAGTTGCAGAACCTTCCGAGGAACAGGTTTCTAAGCTTCTTGATTCTATTTCTGCTGAAACTAAGAAAGAGAAAGACAAAAATGTTTCTCTGAAGGAAAAAGCTGAAAAAGCAGATTCCCTGGAAAAAGAGTTGGAAGAGTTGAAAAAGCAGAACATGACCGAAGCAGAACGGCTAGAAGCTGAACGCAAGAAAGAAAAGGAAGCAGTGGATAAGGAGTTAGCTGATTTGAAAGCTGCGCTTGCAGAATCCAACAAAAAAGCCCTTACCAGTGAAATTACTTCTATGTTCGCAAATGCAGGGCTTTCAACCGAAACATACGCGAGTGCTATTAAAGCATACGCATCTGCACCGTATGAGAAACCAGAAGATGCAATGAAAGAAGTCGAAACTTTTGTTAAGGGAGTTTCCGAAGCAAATAAAACAGCACTTGATACCGCAAAAGCAGCTTGGGAGAAGGAAGCATTGGAAAACACTCCGAATCCGGGCGGCGGTAGTGGCAGCAAAGCTACAGTAAAAAGCGATGCTGCTGAATTTGCAAAAGCTTACTCAGCAAAAATGAACCAGGAAACTAAATCAGCGGACGATAACGCCCCTGTAAATATTTAAGTAAAGGAGATATAAAAATGGCTTTTATGAAAACAGAGCAGTATGAGTCCACTCCAAATATTCTCGAATCCGAGGTTGGACTTGTACTTAAAACCTACACAGCAGACCAGACAAATGCTGAAACAGTTGGAACTAAGAAAATTATCAAAGCAGGTTCCGTATATCCAACAAATGCGACAGGTGCAATCGGCATTGTATTTGAAGATGTTGATATGACAGATGATACCAAGAGACCAATTTCCGTGATTGTCGCAGGACGTGTTCTCGAAAAGAGACTTCCAGTAACAGTTGACACTACTGCAAAAACAGAGCTTGAAAAAGCAGGAATTGTTTTTGTAGTCACAGAAGACCCAGTATTTTAAGGAGGTATGACAAATGCCATTTAATGTATTAGAAACAATCACAGAGGAAGAGAGACTTAATTTCTCCCAGAGTTTTGATGTAAAAAGACCTGGCATCCTCGGCACCATTTTCCCGGATACAAAGACCCAGTATCTGAAAGCAGAGTATTACAGACTTATGGCTGGACAGCGACTGCCAGAGGTAGCTTTTGTCCATGCACTTGATACCGAAGCAGAAATCGGTTCCAGACCTGGTTTCGAAAAGGTACTGACCGAGAAACTTTTCATCAAGAGAAAAATCAATCAGTCTGAGCGATTACAGCAAGCAATCGAAAATGGTGTTCCAGATGACAATAATCTCAAAAAATTTGTATTTGACGATGCGGCCAATCTTTTCGAGGGTGTAGTCGCAAGGGCGAATGTAATGAAAGGCCAGTTCCTTTCCACTGGTATTGTAAAAATTAAGGAAAATCATGTGGATATGAGCATTGATTACGGCGTTACATCTGATGCAAAAGTAACACTTACAGATTGGTCTAAGCCAGACGCAGATATCATGGGCGATATCTCAAAAATGGTAGCCATTGCAGAAGATAACGGATATGTGATAAACAAAGCTCTTAGTTCTCTCAAGATGATTAATTACATGCGGAACAATACTGCAATGCAGACCGCAGTTCTTGGATCTGCAAACAAACGTCTTCTGACAAAACAGGAGCTTACAAATCTGCTTATGCAGGAGTACGGATTCACAATTGATCGTTGTGATGAAAAATATCGTTACAGAAAAGCAGACGGAACTCTGAAAACAGGAAGATACTTCAAAGAAGATGTGTTTACTCTGTATGAAGCAAATGCGAATGGCTCATTTGGCTCTGGCCTTTGGGGTGTAACACCGGAAGAGCTTGAATACAGACAGTTCATTCAGGAAGAGAACCGTTCTTTCGTAACCCTTTCCATGTGGGCTACACAGGATCCAGTTGCAGTATGGACAAAAGCATCCGGTATGTTCGTCCCGGTTGTACCCAAAGCCAACGGCGGTATCGTGATCGGTACCAAGGCGGGGGAATAACCGGGCATAGTCTCGATGAAAACAGCCAGTCACCATCTGTAGCAAGTGATTATGATGAATCAAAACATAAGCATACAGAAAGCGAGTTGTCTAATATGACTGTATCTCAGTTAAGACAACTTGCAAGTGATAACGGCTATGCCCTGGCAGCAACTAATAAGGCTGGAATAATATCAGAGATTTTATCTCAGCAAAGGTAGGTGATTAAATGGACGAACAGCTTATAGAGGACTTGACAAATTATCTTGAAGATGATGAAGAAACTGCGAGGATGATTCCTCTTTCGGCAAAGAGGGCTATTCGTTCATTTAAGAAGAAAAGGAATTATCCTTCATCTTACAGCGATGAGAAAATAAATTCCGATATGGAAAATTGCTATGATTGCATATTTGATTTGGCTCTTTTCTTTCTGGTGAAACAAGGAGCTGAATTCCAAGGATCACATTCTGAATCTTCTGTAAACAGAAATTGGAATTCCGAAACTGAAATCTATGTAAATCATGGCGTTTTTCCATATATCGGATTCTAAGATGGTGTGTGCGTGATGCGTCAATCCTCCCACGTATCGCAGGGGTGCTTCAAATTAGGTGGGTAGAAGCAATATCTTAAAAAATGGGAGTGATGGAAAGGAATAGCGATGGGATGTGAACACGAGTGTATTAACGAACACCGCTTGAAAGAATTGGAAAGCGCCGTCCATGAGATGAAAGAAAAGCATTCCAAAAGGGATGGAGTTTTTTTCGATCGTATCAATGCGCTGGAACAGAAAATTGCTTTATACAACAATGACTTGGGACACATTAAGGATACAGTTGACGAAATGAACGACAATTTAAAATCACTCATGGAAAAGCCAGGAAAGTTACAGGACAAAATAATTGCTTATGTCATAACTGGCATAATTGGTATTGTTTTAGGCTTTGCCCTAAAAGGCATTTTCCCGGTGTAAATATTGATTCCACTACAGGGAGGACGGTGGAATGGATGATTATAAAGACTTTTCGGAAGATGAAAGAATCTTCTATTTGCGTGAAGCTGGATTTGATTCCAGAGAAAAAGAGTTATTCCGATTGCGTGTTTACGAAGAAAAAACACTTGCAGAAGCTTCAGAAATCATGGGCTACAGCCCAAGAACCGTAGACCGCATAAACAGAAAATTAAAGAAGAAAATTATGAAAGTTGCCCCGATGTATTGTCGGGGCTTTTCTTTGTATTAATAGAAAATGGCGTATTTATGGCGTTATCATGGCGTGTTAATCAACCTTTTATTATTGTAAAATATAGTTATAAAAACAAGGGAGGTTTGAGATATGCAGTATGGTAATCCGTATTTTGCGCAACCATTTCAACAAATACAGCCGTATCAAGATAGATTAGCACAATTGCAGAATAGTTATCAGCAGGCAATGCCATACGGACAGGCACAAATTCAACAACCAATGCCACAAGTGCCACAAATCCCCATGTTGCAAGGACAGATGGTTGATGGCATTGATACTGTAAAGGCAAAAGATGTAGATATGTCCGGTAATCCTGTTTATTATCCAAAAACAGATGGAACAGAAATATATAGAAAACAATTACAGGCAGATGGAAGAAGTAGAATTTTTGTTTATCGACTTATAAATCCGGAAGAACAACAGCAACCAAAGGCAGAAGAAAAACCGATTGACATAGAAGCTATGTTTAATCAGCTTCGGAACGATGTTTGTTCTGAGATTTCCGAAATAAAGAGTATGTTCCCGACACAAATGTCTGGAACATCGGAACCCAAGCAGAATGGAGGTAAACAGAGATGATGAATCCAATGCAACTTATGCAGATGATACGTGGTGGAGGGAATCCTCAACAAGCCATAATCAATATGATGAAACAGCAATCTGGAAATAATCCTGTAATTGACAATGCAATTAACATGATGGAAAAAGGTGATAATGCAGGAATTGAAAAACTTGCAAGAAATCTTTGTAAAGAAAGAAATATTAATCCAGACGATATACTGTCGCAGGTTAAGAACCAGTTTGGAATAAAATAAATTCGCTACAATAATTAAAAGAGCCGCGGTCTTTTGATTTTGTATAAATTACAAAAATCAATAAGGAGGTAATCGCTATGATGAATGGTGGATTATCAGCAAGCGATGTCGCTGTATTAAGCGGCTCTAATAACCGTGCAGATGAAGGCTATGGCTTTGGCGGTGGCTGGGCATGGTGGATTATAATATTGCTTATCTTTGGCTGGGGCGGTTTCGGCGGCTTTGGCGGCTGGGGCGGCAATGGTGGAAACGGTACAAATGGTGCAGGTTTCCAAGGATGGGCTACCAGAGCGGATATCAACGAGGGCTTTGCTCTGAATGATATTCAGAATGGTATCAGAGGTATTCAGCAGGGCATTTGTGATAGCACATATGCGCTTAACAATACCATGCAGAGCGGTTTCAACGGCGTGAACGTCGGAATGCTTCAAGGTTTTAATGGCGTTCAGCAGGCAATCAATGCTGATACTGTAGCCGGTATGCAGAATACCAATGCATTACAGTCTCAGTTAGCAAATTGTTGCTGCGAGACTAGAGAAGCTATCCAGGGTATCAACTATAACCTGGCTACCAACACTTGTGCATTGCAGAATACAATGAACAACAACACCAGAGACCTTCTGGAAAATCAGAACAGCAACACGAGAGCGCTGTTAGATTTCTTAACTCAGGATAAGATTGCAACATTACAGGCAGAGAATTCTGATCTGAAACGTGCTGCTTCCCAGGATCGCCAGTCTGCATTGCTTACAACTGCAATGGCTTCTCAGACACAGCAGTTAATCAATGCAATCAATCCTGCTCCGATTCCTGCATTCCAGGTTCCAGCTCCATATGCATATGCAGGATGTAATACATATGGTAACGGTTGTTGCTAAGTAACTCACCCTTAGAGGTTGACTAATTCTAAGAGGTGGGTTACGGCTCACCTCTTATTGATTGAGAGGTAAAAAATATGGCATGTAAGAATGTTTGTAAGCTCTGTAATCACCTTGTGCTCTCTACTGCAATTGCATTCACAGGTGGAAATCTTGTGGTTACTATCCCGGAAGGAAGCTACAATAATGGAGAAAAATACTGCATTGTTTTAGCACAATCTATTCCAAATACAACCACAATTACCGCCCCAGTGATGATTCAGATAGGAACAGGAACAACATTGTATCCGCTAGAGAATCGTTGCTGCGCACAGGTAACAGCATGTGGTGTTAGAACAAGAACAAAATACGCAACCAGAGTTGTAACAAGTGCTACTGGTGGAGTGTTCAAAATGTTAGGAAACCCGGCATGTAGCCCGAATAACAATCTGACTGCAATCAATGGTACAGCCCCAACAGCTGAAAATGTTGTACAGGCTGTGAAGAGGGGAGGTATCGTGAATGCATAAGACAGCAATGGAAATGGGAAAATGGGCTATGGAAAAAGCCAAAACACATGGATTTGATAATCTCAGTGCTCAAGATTGGGACGATCTGAAAGACTGCATGGAAGCAGTAAAATGTGCGATTTGCGCTGATAAAGATTATCGTATTGTAGAAGCTATGGACGAATGCGAACAGGAAGAAAAGTATCTTGGACGCATGGGATATGACCGTTACCGCTATTCAAATGGGCGTTTCGCTCCAAAAGGTAGGGGAACCAGAAAAGGCTATAGACCGTATCTGTATATGCAGGATGATGACTGGATGGATGAGTATTTAAACAATCCAGAATTTGAGCGCAATATGTACCGCATGGGATATCATCCAGAGCGTAGTGATATGGAAAATGATGGTATGAATTGGAAGAAGTCCAGATACGGAGAATCTTATGATAAATACGATGAGAATCGTAGACACTATCATGATTCTAAGGATGCTGAATCCAAGAGAAAAATGGATGATTCCATGAAAGAATACACATCAGATATTATTCGTAACCTTACGGAAATGTGGTCGGATGCAGATGCAACGCTCAGACAGCAGATGAAAACTGACCTGACCAGGCTTGTACAGCAAATGAACTAGAGCAATAAATGAATTAAGCCCTTGTCGCAAATTAATGCGGCAGGGGCTTTTTCGTAGAAAGGATGGTGATAAACCATGCTACGACAATTCTACATGAATGGAGATATATGGAGAGTGCAGTTTGTTCCATCACAAGATGATGTTTTAATTGACCGCACAGGAAACAGAACACTTGGAGTATCGGATTATTCCACCCATATTATTTCGATTGCGAACAACCTACATGGAGAACTTTTGAACCGTGTATTTATCCATGAATTAGGACATTGCGTAATGTTCAGCTATGGTTTACTGTCAGAGCTTCACCGTATGGTTAAGAAACGATATTGGGTGGATGCAGAGGAATGGTGTTGCAATTTCATCTCAGATTATTCTGGAATAATCATAGTTACATCAAAAGATATTTTGGGAAATAGTTTTTCCCTAGTCATGCCACGAACTTTTGAATTAATTGCATGATTTTTCCTTGAATACAATCTGATATCCAATAATATCCAGAATTTCCTCTACTTCATTATAAGTAAAAGTTTCCTTCCTGAAACGATTACTAAAATTTTGAAAAGACAAATTTGTTCCATGTCTGCGGTTTAATTCGTTATTGACTTGACTCATAGTAAACCCTTGCGCAACTATAAGCCCCTTTAATTTATATTTAAAGCTCATTGTTTAATGCTCCTTTATTTATAAATAAATTATATCATTTTAATCGTAAACTGTAAAGTTTAAATATATGTTGAAAAATATAACAAATAAATGTATAATTAAATTATAAGATTTAATTCATGTGATTAACGGAGGCAATGAAAATGAATTTAGAAGGGCAACGTTTTGGTAAACTTGTTGTTATAAAAAAGGGAGAAACGCGTGTAACTAAAGGCGGGTGCAAGACAAGAACTTGGATATGCCGGTGCGATTGCGGAAGAGAGTTAATCATTCCCACAGGACATTTGAGATCAGGAAATACAAAAAGTTGTGGATGTTTGAGAGGAATAGATATTACAGGACAAAAATTTGGAAAGCTTACGGCAATAAAGAGAACTAAAAAAAGGGACAAAACTGGAAATATATATTGGTATTGCGAATGCGAATGCGGAGGAAATATCATAACGCAAGGCAGAAATCTTAGAAAAGGACTTGTTTCTTCTTGCGGTTGCGTTCAAAAAGAAAATGCAAGAAAAATGAATTTTAAACATGGCATGTCGAGGGGAAGAATATATGAAATTTTATGTGCTATGAAATCGAGATGCTATTGTAAAAATGACGAGAATTATAAAAGATACGGAGAAAGAGGAATTGAAATATGTGATGAATGGAGAAATGAAAATGGATTTAAAAATTTTTACGAATGGTCAATAGCAAATGGGTATCAGAATAATTTAACTATTGATAGAATAGATGTAGACGGTAATTATTGCCCAGAAAATTGCCGATGGGTAACACAGAAACAGCAAATGCAAAACACAAGGAGAAACAGATACATAAATTATGAAGGAAAAATATATTCTATTTCAGAGCTTTCTGAGAAACTAAATCTGACTTATATGCAAACATGGCACAAATTTAGAAATGTAAGTTTTGGAATGGATGAATTAAGTGAGAAAGAAAGAAGAAATCATGCAAAAGATAATAAATAAATATGTAGCCCCTGTTGGGGCAGAAAGGATGATTGCATGAGAGGATTAGTCCGTCAAAAGCAAAAAGTATATTGGTCGCGAATAACCGAAAAAACAGAAGGATTAGACCGTATTAAAGTTTATGAGAAGCCAGTTCTGTTCTCTTTTTCCGTATCATCTACAGCCGGAACGCCAGAAGAAATTGCAGCCGGAATAGTTCCAGATTATGACAGATACATTACAAGCTTTAATCGAAATTTCCATCCACAGGAAGCGGACATATTTTGGATAGACAGAATCCCACAAATAAGAGAGGATGGAAGCCTTATTTTGGACGAAAATGGAGAGCCTACAGTATTGCCAGACTACGTGTTAAAGAAGATTTTAGACACACAAAAAGGCAATATTGCCAGATATGGAATTTCTAAAAGAGGGAATGAAGATGGGTAAGACAATAAAGTGTACCTTATCGCAGAAATCAATCCAAAAAGCTATTGATGAAATAAAAAATTATCAAAAATCTTTAAGGAACAAAAATGAAATTTTCATAAAAAGATTATGTGAATTAGGGATTCCAGTCATTAATCAAAATATTTTAGCAGCACAAGGCGATTCCGATAAGAACCATAATACTTATATCAAAATTAACAGTTTTGGGGACTATGCAGAAGCCCATTTAATATGTGAAGGAATAGACCTTTTGTATATAGAATTCGGCGCAGGTATTCACTACAATGGTGCAGCCGGTTCTAGCCCACATCCAAAAGGAGAAGAATTTGGTTATACAATCGGTTCTTACGGACAAGGAAAAGGAAAAAACGATTCCTGGGTATATATTTCTGATTCCGGCGAATGGGTTCGCTCTTACGGTACAGAAGCCACAATGCCAATGTATAAGGCAAGCGTGGAAATCATTCAGAATATCCGCAAAATTGCCAAAGAGGTATTCTCTTCCTAAAGAAGATACTATAATATACTGAATGATACCAACCAATTATGTTATCATTACAGTGTTAAATTGTAGCATGATATGCAATGCGTTCACTCTAAAAGTGGGCGCATTTTTTATTGTGAGGTGACAGATATGCCAGACACAATAGAATCTCCTGTATTGGAAGTTTTTTCAAGGTGGGGAGCGGCTGTTTCTAAGATTACCGGCGCAGACAATTATTCCATGGACGGAAGCGAAACAAATGCTTCCGGCAAAAAGGCATATGCACAGCTTTATATGCTCGGAAACCCAATTACGAGAGGTGATTTAGAAGGGGATGAATGCGCAACAATGCCATCATTTCAAGTAAATTGCTTCACATCTGGGAGCAAAGCATTAACCAGATTGTATGAATTGGACAAGATAAGTCACATAACTATGGTGAGCATGGGATTCCGCCGCACATACGGACCGGAACCTATGTTTTTTGGTGACAGTGGAATTAAAAAGCTTGTGAGCCGATACAGCCGAATATATACAGGAAAATTACTTTAAACCAAATGAACGCATAGACGTTCTTTTTTTATGCCTAAAACGAAAGCGAGGTGAGATTATGGATCAGATTTTAAGCTATGTAAAGCCGGAATTACTTGTTGTCGTTGTAGTTCTTTATTTCATCGGGGCAATGATTAAAAAATCAGAAAATATTTCTGACAAATTTATTCCGATGATCTTAGGGATTCTCGGCGTGTTAATTTGCGGCCTTTATGTTTTTGCAACATCTACAGTTTCCGGTTCACAGGAAGTTGCAATGGCATTGTTTACCGCAATTACACAAGGCATTATCGTTGCCGGATTAAGTAATTATGTAAATCAACTTATCAAGCAAGCAGGAAAAGAAGAGTAGAAAGGCGGTGATCCGCTATCTCCCTGCACAGGGTTACGTGCTTAAAACTTAAATGAAAGAAAGGAGCCTATCAAAATGGCAGATTTAACAACACTTGGCGTAACTTTCCATTATGCCGTAGAAACAGTGAGTGGAACAAAGCCAACTGCATTTACTCAATTAAAAAGGTGTAATTCAATCGGTGGAATAAGTCTTGACACCGAACAGATTGATGTTTCCGCATTAGAAGATTATTTCACACAATATGCGGCAGGAAGGCAGGATACTGGAGGCGCATGGGAAGTTACTTTTAACATGAATGCTGACGTTATAACTGCAATCGAAAAACTTTTTAAAGACTCTAAAGACGCAAAAGCTAAAGGCCTTTCAACCTGGTTCGAAGTTGCTTTCCCAGATCTCGAAAAAGCATTTTTTATTGTTGCCGAAACAGGACGAGCAATTCCTCTTCCAGAAATCGGTCAAAATGAAGCTGCGACCATCCCGATATCATTAATTATAAATGATTACAAAGGACTCGATACAAAGGTTGTAACTACATCAGAAATATAAAAAATAATGGGAGGATTATAAAATGGTAACTTTCAATGTACATGGAAAAGAGTATAAGGTTGTATTCGGATACGGACTTCTTACAAAAACAGATGTGCTGGACAAGGTACAGGGAATTACAGATGGAAAAGAGAGAAGCCTTCAGAAGATGATTTCTCTTCTTCCGGAACTGCTTCTTGCCGGACTTCAAAAGAAACACAAGGAAGAGTTTGGGTATGAAAGTGATTCTGAAAAAGAAGCTGTTCTTAATAAAGTCTGTGACCTTTTGGATGATTACGAAGATGAAGGAACTGAGGAAAATCCGAAAAGCGGATTTGATTTATACCAACTTCTTGATAAAGAATTGGAGAAAAATGGTTTTTTATCCGGTCTGCTGAATGCAGTAGCAGAAGCACAGGCAGTGGAGAAGAATGCAACGAAGCTTCCACAGGATCACAAAAAGAAAAATTAACTTTTCGAGAAGCTGTTTACCAAGAGATTCTTCCTTTGTACCTCTCTATTGGCGTATCTAAAGAAGAATTTATGGATTCCACCCCAACAGAGTTAAAGCCTTATCTCGAAGCAGAAAAGATACGGCAAAAGAGAAAAGACGCTGAGCTTTGGCAAGCAGGCATTTATGAAACATCAGCCACATTCACAGCTGTTGCAAATGCTTTAATGGGGAAAAAATCCAAGGCTGAGTATTTGAAAAAACCTTTACTGGAATCAGCGGAGGAAGAAAGGCGTAAACAGGAAGGCATACTTTCCGAAGAAGAAAAGAAAAAACAGAGAAACGCACTTTTGGCAAGCTTGCAACTCATGCAGGCAAACTTTGAGCTTAACCATGAAAAGGGCAGGCAGGATGAATAAGTCTTGTCTGCCCTTTATTTTTTTTGTAAAAAAGGAGGGATAAATAAAATGGCTGACAATACCATTGATACCCTTGATATACAGATTAGCAGTAGTACAGAAAAAGCAGTACGTGCGCTGACTAATCTTTCAAACAAACTCACAGAAGTTAATTCCGCATTAAGCGGAGTTAATACAAACGGATTACGTAGTTGTGTAAGGGAACTTGGAAAACTAAAAGAACTTGATATAGGGAAAATGACAAGCATTGCTGATGGAATTGGAAAATTCTCAAATTCCATAAAGACAATGGGCGGAGTAGATTATAAAGGCTCTGGTCTGAATGCAGTTATAAACTCAATAAACAGACTTAGCCAGGTTGATGTTAGTGGATTTGATTCTGGGAAACTCGGAGAAATAATCCATAAATTATCAGGCTTATCGGAAATACCAGATGTATCTACCAGTGTTAATCGCTTTGTCAATTCAATGGCTAGATTAGCCAATTCCGGTGAATATATTGCGAATTTATCAGCTGAATTGCCTGGGCTTGGAAGAAATCTTAAATCAATTGTAGAGAGTTTTACGAGCGTTGGCGATATATCTGAACCTGTAAATAGGTTAGTTCAGTCTATTGCACAATTGGCAAGCTCTGGAAATAAAATCGGACAAACGTCAAGCCAACTTGGAACCCTAGCAAAGGAAGTATTATCTTTCTTTGACGTGATGAAAACTGCACCTAAAATCAGTGATAACACAATCCGCATGACGGAAGCACTGGCAAAGTTGGCTAATGCAGGGGGAAAGGTAAATTCCGCTACAAATTCTATATCCAGTGCGTTTTCTAAATTATCATCTGCAACATCTAGCCTTGGTAATATTGTTAGTAAAACTTCTTCTATAATTGGAACCGGGGTAAAAGGCATTATTGGATGGTTTCAACGTCTCGGGAATAGTAGTTCTGGAATTAAAACCGCTTCTTTTAATCTCGGAAATTTGCTTAAAACTGCTATCGGTTTTAAGGCTATTCGTGGTCTGGCAAATTTAGGAAAAAGTGCAATTGGTTTTGGCTCTGCTATTACAGAAATCGAAAATGTTGTAGATGTTTCCTTTGGAAGCATGGCAGATGAAGCCTACAAATTTGCTTCTACGGCCAAAGAACAATTTGGATTATCAGAATTGGCAGCAAAGCAATATTCTGGAACCATGATGGCAATGATGAAATCATCTGGTGTTGCGCAAGATGCAGCTTCTAAAATGTCAATTTCTCTTGCTGGATTAGCCGGGGATATTGCATCATTTTACAACATTGATACAGATACTGCTTTTCAGAAAATACGCTCTGGAATTTCCGGGGAAATTGAGCCTTTAAGACAATTGGGTATTAATTTATCCGTTGCAAATATGGAGGCTTATGCTCTTTCAAGGGGAATTACAACATCTTATAATGCAATGTCTCAAGCTGAAAAAGTTGCTCTTCGATACAACTATTTAATGTCAGTTACAGGAGATGTGCAAGGAGATTTCGCAAGGACATCTGGCACCTGGGCGAACCAGGTTCGTTTGCTCACTCTTAACTTCCAGTCACTTTCCGCAGTAATTGGGCAAGGATTGATTGCCGGCATTCTTCCTGCTATTCAAGCTCTTAATGCACTTATGTCAAAACTTATGCAAGCTGCGAATGTGTTCCGTAACTTCATGTATGTATTGATGGGAAAGAAACTAAAAGGCTCGCAGAGTGGAGTTAGTGATATCGTATCTAATTTAGGTGGTATAGAAACAGCTGGTGATGACGCATCTTCTGGGCTTGATGACGCTACATCATCTGCTAAGAAACTGAAAAAGGCACTTTCCGTATTGCCATTCGACCAATTGAATCAGCTTACCGATAATTCCGATAATTCTGGAACTGCATCTAAAAGTCTTGGTTCTGGACTTGGAGATTTGGCAGATAGTTTTTCTGGAATACAAGATTCACTGGATGAAGTTTTGACTGTTGATGAAACACCGATTAATAAATGGGCTTCTAAAATTAGAAAGGCATTTATCAATAAAGACTGGCAGGGGCTAGGCTTTACTATTGCAGATATGATAAATGTTGGAATGGAGAAAATATACGAAGTTATTAATTGGAATAATGTTGGCCCGAAAATAACTGAATTTGTAAATGCTTTTACAACAGCATTTAATTCCATGGTTAGCGGAATTGATTTCGACTTAATGGGAAGAATGCTTGGAGCTGGAATTAACACGGCAGTAAATACCCTAAACCTGTTGCTCGGAGAGGGAGGAATAGATTTTTCCGGAATAGGGGCAAAACTGTCTCAACTTTTAAAAGGTGCTATAAAGGAAATTGACTGGACAGGTCTTGGAAACTTAATTGGGAACAGTTTTATGGCATCTTGGAAAATGCTTTCTGCCTTTGTAAAGGATATGTCTAAAAAGGATGGTGCTGGAATTACTGGATGGGGTAAGCTTGGCACTGCTATTGGAAAAGCCTTAAATGGTGCAATAAAAAAGATAGACATGAACACGATTGCAGATGCACTTTCTGGTTTATTAAACGGAGCGTTCGAAAGCTTAAAATCATTTACAGAAACATTTAATTGGGATGATCTCGCAACCAAGATAAGAGATGGAATCGCTAAATTCATCAAAGAAACAAACTGGAAAGAAAATGGACAGGCTCTTGGAGATTTTATATCTCACCTGTGTACCGCATTAAAAGATTCTCTCACTACAGACACATTCTATGAGTTCGGACAAGGAGTTGGAACATTCCTTGGTGAATTGCCATGGGGTGAAATCCTTAGTACAGCAGCTGATCTGCTATTAACTGGCCTTACCAGTGCATTAAACGGATTATTCGATGGATTAGAGGAAAAGCACCCGATAGCCGGACATATTGCAGAATGGCTTACAAAAGCATTTATTGCAGTAAAAATAGCAAATATCACAGGTATCAGTACTCTTGTTGGTTCACTTGTGGGACATATTGCGAGTAAAATAGCTGAAAAGAAAAACGCTGAAATGATTGCTGAAAAATTAGCAGATGTACTTGGAGATGGCACAAGTGGAGCAAAAGAAGCAATAAAAGATTTAGGGGATGCGGCAGGTTCTTCAAGCAGTAAATTTGGCTCTCTTGCTAAAGCACTTGGCCCTCTTGTAGGTGAAGCTGGACTTATCGTGGCAGTAGGAGTAGCTGCAGCTGGCGCAACCTCTCAATTGGCTGGTCTTGTTGAAACCATGCAAGGCGGTAATGGTGTTGGAACCACATTTGGCAATACCATGAATAACTTCATTCAAACTTTACAGAGAAGAGGTGATATTCTTTCTGGATCAGCAGAGGAAATTTGGCAGTTAAAAGAAAGCCTTGAGCAAGAAGGGATGACCGCCGAGGATAAGGCAAAAGCAACACAACAATTGATTGACAAGTTGGGAGAAATGGGGGTTACATCCGACCAGGCAGAGCAAGCATTTTCTCAATTAAACCAGAAAGGTCTTATTACGGACGACATGTTTAAAATATTGTCTGATTCTATTAAAACATTGGATGATAAAACAACAAATATGTCTGGAAGTATTGACCTTAGTAAACAGTCGATTGATGATTTGTATGACACTGTTCTTCCACAATTGCAAACACAGTTAGGACTTAGCGCAGATGAAATGGTTTCTCTTGATACAGCATTAATGGAAGCTGAAAATTCTGGTGGCACTGCACAGGATGCATTTGATAATATCATGGCGCGCGCCAAGGAACTCGGAATCAATACAGAATCTGTAGCAAAGATTTTTGCACAAGTATTCCCAGATTCCGTGAAAGAGATGGAAACTAAGACGAAAACCTCTATCAGCAGTACAAATACTTTTGTAAAAACTGGAATGGGAAGCATATCCAAAGCTACAGGAACTGCAATGTCTGGAATTCAAACAGCAACTGAGAAAGCTATGTCTGCCGCACAGACAAAAGTAAAAACTTCCACAGAAAATATTAGTTCTGATTCAAAAACAAACTGGGGAAATTCCGCAAGTGCTGTATCGACAGCTCTCGGAACCATGGACACCGATACAAAAGATGTAATGGGTAAGGTTATGACAACCATTCAAAGTTATTGGTCTTCTGTTCTAATCAATACAAACCAGATTTGGGAAAAGACTTCTGGTAAAGTTGACACGGAAACTGGGAAAATGAAATCTTATACAGAAACCAATTTGTCTGGGATTTCGGATAAAATTAAAAGGCTATTTAATGTTAATCTTACATCAATTGGTCGGGAAACTGCTCAATCATTCGCTGATGGCATGAAACAAGTACATTTACCAACTCTGACTTATTATATTTCAGAGTGGAGAAAACATGATCTTGGCGGTGGAAGAACCAGTTCTACACCAGTTTACAAGCCTAATTGGTATGCCAAAGGTGGTCTTTTCAATGGTGCACAGGTAATTGGTATCGGAGAAAACGGTTCCGAAGCTGTCCTTCCACTGGAAAATCCGCGAACCATGAAGAAGATTGCAGACAGCATTGTTTCCAGTTCGGACGGAAGCATGGGACTTACAAAAGAAGAAATGACAAAAGCAGTAGCACAGGGAGTTGCAATGGCAATGAGCATGAACAGCGGAAATAACAATCCGCAGTACATCATGAACAGCATTATTTTAGACGGAAGTGAGATTGCAAAGGCTGTGACCAAAGCTCAGAATGATACGGATAGCCGTTTCAAACCGTCTCCGGCATATTGATTTTTGACTGATTGTGTGGTATAATTTCTTCAATGAAGAAGTACACACGGTCTTGATTTTTGAGCCGCTAAGAAGAAATTAATATTTCTCGATTTTGAGGAATTTTTTGTCTTACTTGGCGGCTCTTTTTTATTTTATCCATCAATATAAGGAGGAATGGAGAATGGGAAATGAAGTTTTAGTAACAAGCGAACAGACACCTATTGAGATTGCACTTCAAATAGACGAACAGGGATTCACCACAGCCAAATGTTTATATAATTGGTTGGAGTTAAATCCAACGCATTATGCCAGGTGGATTAAAGATAATATCACAGAAAATCCATACGCTGAAAAAGAAGAGTATTCGCCTTGCACGGCGAAAACCTCTAAATTAGGTGGAAGACCATCAGAGGATTACAAAATCAGTGCATCTTTAGCAAAGAGAATTTCAATGGCTTCAAAAAGCGAACGTGGTGAAGAAGCACGAAAATATTTTATAGGATGTGAGCAAGTCTTGAAAAAACTTGCAGAATCCAATCGGCGTACAGAACTTGAAAGAGCCAAAGGAATAGCAGTAAGACAGGCGTTGACAAAAGCAATTCAACAATCTTCTGAAAATGAAAGAATGCACGGACATGCCTATTCTACATATACGGACGTTATTTACAAGTCCATATTTGGTAAAAACGCCAAGCAGCTGAGAGAAGATTTTGGAATCTCCAGAAAAGAAAATATGAGAGATTGTTTTTCGGAAGAAGATCTTGTGAAAATACAAAATGCTGAAATGCTTGTAAGTGCGTTGGTCGGATATGGCTGGGGGTATAACGAAATTAAAGAATTTATTCTGAATAAAGGAATTAATAAAATTGCGGCATAATTTTGAATTTTTAGACAGCCCGCATTTAAAATGAGGTCTGGAAAGGTTCGATTTAAAATAGAACCTTTTTCACAGGGAGGAATATCATGTCATATAAAAATTACATCTTAATTCAAAAACATTTATTCCGTAGCGAATACATTTTCGCAGATACAGAAGAGTATCTGGCAGACCAACTTTTTAAGAATGAGAAAATTAGAGTGAATTTCGGAAAAGAATTTGGACATACAGAAGAGAAGTATCTTCTAATTTCCTGTAAAATCTGGAATAAAGACCAAGGCAAGTTTTTTAGAGCCATGGAAAAACTGAGGAATAAAATGCCACTGGTCGGGAAAACCGACTATGAGGAATTTTGCAAGGAAACATTCAAAATGTTTGATTAATTAATTTCGGTAAAACCAGTGGGCTAGGGTAGCTCCCGAAAGTCTCACCTCCAAGAGACAAGCTCACTGTTTTTATAAAATTGGAGGAAAAATGAATGGAGGTCATTTTATGTCAGTATTTAGAGTACACAAAACTAAAAACTATACGGTGATGAGCAATCACCATTTGAGAGATAAAAATTTAAGTTTGAAAGCGAAAGGGCTTTTATCAGTAATGTTTTCTTTACCAGATTCTTGGAATTATTCCATACCAGGTCTATGCTCAATTTTAAAAGAAAATGAAACAGCGGTGAGGTCTACCATAAAAGAATTAAAGGAGACAGGATATCTTATTGTTGATAAGAAAAAGCCTTGTAAAGAAGAGGGCAGATCAAAGTTTGAATATGTTTATAATATTTACGAAACGCCACAGGAAATAGAAGAAACTGAAGATAAACAAGATGCTCCAAAGCAAGGTGTAGAAAGCCTAGCCCTAGAAGCTCCAGATGTAGAACACCACCCTCATAATAAAAGAACTGATATATCAAATACTGATGAATCAATAACTGATATATTTAATACTGATTTTATTAATCCAAAAGAAGAAGAGAAAAATGCATACCACTCTAACGAGTGGTTCAATTCTCAACATATCAAAAATATGTTGACAGAAGAAAGCATCCAGTATACTCCAATAGACCGTAAATCTTTTAATTGGTCTGCATTCAAGAACCAGGTTGCAGTACGACTTGAAGAATTGGGATATACGACAAGCCCCTATACAACTAACCACTTCCTGGTAGTATCAAAGTATTTCTTCAAGAGATACGAAGAGCGAACCAGGAAACCACACACAAAAATCAATCAAGACGCTTTGGATAATATCCTGGACAAGTTTGGTTTCGGGCCAAATCCAGATTATTTCCAGAATGTTGAGATTGAAACATACATGAAAGTGATTGATGAATACTTTGGAACTTCATTTAGTGAGTACACGGATCACCATTATTCGCATTTCATGTCTGGATATGTGCGGAAAATATTGTTGATGAAAATTGAGAACAGGGAGGACATGCTATGATATTTTGGCTATCAGTAATTATTTTTGCAGTCGGCGTTGCTATTCTGATTGCAAATAGAATAGGCGAATCTTTAAGCTACGAATATGAGTATTCAAATGTGAGTGGATTTATATTGTCTTTTGGCGTGGTAATTTCTTTCATCAGTGTAGTATGGTTCCTGGTAGCTGGATTGATTTTACTACTCACCAAAACCAATGTTACCGCCACCAGACAGGCAAATGCCGAGAAATACAAAGCATTGACTTACAAACTGGAAAGTGAAGCTTGCCGAGATCAATTCGGACTTCTTAACAAAGAAATTATTGACGAGGTACAGAGATGGAATGTAAAAGTAACTTACTACAAAGCAATGGAGGATAACTTCTGGATTGGAATTTATTATCCAGATGTGTACGGTAATCTTGGAACGATTGATTATGAGACATATGAGGGTAATTAATTGACATGATAAAATAACCAAATACGTTTCAAAACCTCTTGCCAGATAAAATATAGGCACAAGCCAAGAAAATTGAATTTTGATAAAAGAAATTAATTAATTGTGGAGAAAGGAAACAAAGAAAATGAACAGACCATTATTTGAACCAGGGGATATTGTACAACACTTTAAGAGAGAAACCATCGAGAATCCGCATGATAATGAATACCTGTATGAGATTGTCGGTTTTGCCATGCATACAGAAACAAGGGAAGAGCTGGTGATATATAGAGCCTTGTATGGTGAAAAGAAATTATTTGCCAGACCGAAAAATATGTTTTACAGTGAAGTGGATCACAAAAAATATCCAAATATCAAGCAGAAATATAGGCTCGAGAAATATCATGGAGTGTTGTACGTGTAATGGACTTTAAGCAGACTTACTTTTCCATCTGGCAAGAAATATGGAACCTCCACAAGAAGTATGCCTTTATCTCAAAGGACGATATCCCGAAGTGGGAAAATCTCACCATGGAAGCAAACCGGATTCACGATAAATACTCTGATTCGGTTGGCGCAAAATTTGCCGAAGCTCTTTTGTTTGCCGTAACTGCAGAAATTGATAGAAAAGCGAAATAGTGCTTTCGGAATACGTCCCAAAGTGGTACAATATGGGTATCAAATATTGGGAGGTACGTATGTATGAAGAAAGCGAAAAAGTTACTATCAGTTTTGGCAGTCATGCTATTGATTGTCTGTATGGCAGTTCCAGTATCGGCAGAAAAATATTACAATACTGGCTATACTCAATATGGCGATTTTGTAGTCGGGAATGGAAGCCTACAGGAATTTAGCGGAAGAACAGTTGATGGAAACCTGTACGTTGTAAATGGTGGTTCTTATACGTTTTATGGAACCCTTACCGTAAATGGCAACATATATGTTTTTGGAGATTTCTACAACCATGGAACTATTAATGTTAGCGGAACTCTGTTTTGCTTAAATTATTACTACGGAGGAATACTTTTAAACTCTGCAACAAAAACAGAGAATGGTGTTACAACAGGATTTTCTTACGGAAATTTCTGGAATAACGGAAAAATTAATGGAAATTTAAAAGTTGATGCGCAAATAAATAATATTGAACCACCAGCGGTTCACGTTCATACACCTGGCGCAGAGCCTACTTGCACACAAGACCAAGTTTGTACGACTTGCGGAGCTGTCCTAAAGAAAGCAACAGGGCACACCCCAGGAGCATATGCGACATGTACAACGCCACAGAAATGTACTAAGTGTGGAATTATACTAAGAAACGCCAAAGGACATGTACCTGGCGCAGAAGCCACTTGCACAAAAGAACAGACCTGTACGGTTTGTGGTGCAGTATTGTCAAGCAAGACACCACATACACCAGGCCCAAAGGCAACATGCGTTGATGACCAAATTTGCGTAGAATGTGGTGCAGTGATTAAAAATGCATTAGGTCACAGCCCTGGTAAACCTGCAACATGTACTGAATCACAATATTGTACAAGGTGCGGAAAAGTTCTTGCAGAACCAACAGGTCATAATTGGTCTGAATGGAAAGAAGAGAAAGCAGCCACATATTATAGTTCATCTGAAATTGTTAGAAGATGTTCTAAATGTGGAGAAAAGGAAATGAGGTATGGTGACGCTGTTCGCCCGACCGGAAAAGCAAATTACAAAAATGTAATTCTACAAAAAGGTAAATCAACTACAGCTGTTAAAATTACTGGCATGGTGAACGGTGATTATTTAAAATCCGTTGTGCCAAAGAATAAAAAACTTGCAAAAGTTACTGCTGTAAATAGGGACGGAAGTTTTAAAATAAAAGCATTAAAGAAAACTGGAAAAACTGTCATTACGGCAACTTTAGAAAGCGGCGTTACTGTGGATATTAACTTAACTGTACAGAGTAAGGCTGTCAAAACAAAGAAACTGTCTGTAAATAAAACAACAGTCAATCTTACAAAGGGTGGAACGTTTACCATTAAGGTAAACAAGACACCATTTAATTCAAAAGACACTGTCAAGTTTTCTTCCTCTAACAAAAAAGTGGCAACAGTAAGCAGTAAAGGAAAAATTGTTGCTAAGAAGAATGGAACAGCATACATTACTGTAAAGTCTGGAAAGGTCAGCAAAAAAGTTAAAGTTGTGGTTAAGAGCAAAAAGGCTACCACAAATCCAACATCTACGGTATATGAGACTGATCGTTGCAAGGTGAAATATGTTTCTAGCAAAATCGAAGATTATTACGGAACGTATTACCTGAACGCTAAGTTTGAAATAACAAATAAAGCAACAGTATATCTTGTCCCAAGAGAAGAGGCTGAATGTCAAGTGTTTCAGAACGGAAACAAAATCTTTATAGAAAACGAAGCCAGTATTTTAGATGGAGAACCATCAAGCCAAGTGCCAGAAAAAAGCACGAAATATATCACATATTCTGTTCGGCTGGATGACACTAAAAATCCAGTAACAATTAAATTCAGTAAGAGTTTTCAATGGGGAGCGCCAACAACTACATTTACAATTCCGGTAAAGGGAATGAAAATTGTAGAGGGCGAAGATTGATAAAACGATTAGATCAATATTCATATATAATGATACCATAGTATACTGAATGATACTTTCGCCGTATGTTATAATATAAAATCATAATAAGCAAATTTTAAAGCGTTTACCTTTCGGGGTAGGCGCTTTTTTCGTGTGTAAAAATACATGAGGGTTAGCATATGGCAGAAGTATTTTTAAAAGTGGATGGGGTAGCAATGCCCTGTCCTTCTTCTTTTACATGGGGATTACAGGATATATCGGCGGCAGAATCTGGCAGAACAGACGATACGACCATGCATAAAAACAGAGTTGGACAGAAACGAAAGCTGTCTGTAGGTTGGAATGGCCCAGACTGGGACACTGCTTGCAAAATTATACAGGCAGTAAATCCAGAGTACATACAGATCACATATCCAGACTTGCTATCTGCGAACAAACACGAAACCAGAACATTTTATGTTGGTGACAGGGAATCACCTTTTAAGTGCTGGTGGGTTGGCAATGAGCGCATGGAAGGACTTAGTTTTGATTTTATCGAGAGGTAAGATATGCGAAATTTATCAACGGAATTTAAAGAACAACAGAATAGTGGGAACCGTAACTATCTGAAATATGCAGATTTTACCTTTACGGACGGAAGTACATTATCCATTACCGACAAAGACTTATGGTCTAATGGCTTCAAATTTGAGGATGCAGTATCGCAAAGTGGTTCTTTTGATATCGGCGCAGCTATTGTAAATAAGCTGACATTGCAGATCAACAACTTTTCTGGCAAGTACACAGATTACATCTGGGACGGAGCGAGAGTTGTTTGCCATATTGGGCTTGAATTATCTACTGGCATTGAAAAAATCCGTATCTGCACCATGACAGTAACAGATGCCCCATACCAGAACACAGCTATTATCAGCCTAACTTGTGAAGATTCCATGCGATTATTTGATCGTGATTATTCAGAAAGTAAGCTGTCCTATCCGGCAACTAGATTACAGATCATCCAGGATGCCTGTAAAGTCTGCGGAGTAACACTGCAATCTACAAGATTTGATAACGATGATTTCATAATCCAGGATCGACCAGATGATAGCAGCATTACTTTCAGACAGGTAATTGCATGGGTAGCACAGATGGGCTGCCAGTGGGCGAAATGTGACGAATATGGTCGCTTATGCTTTGGATGGTATGAACGTGAAGTCCCGGATAATTTTTATGATTTGGTGGAAACTCCATGGAAAGATGTAGAAGGTAACGACATATTAGATACCACTGGTGAACAAATCATTACTATCATGCAGACTGGGATTACAGCAATTCAAACAAACGGATTTACTCCATGGTTGTATGATCTTGAAATAACAGGTATAAAAGTTACAGAATACGTTGAAAATTCTTCTAAAAATGAAGCAAAAACATATCAGTCGGGGAAATCTGGCTATGTTATCGAAATCAGTGATAATAAGCTAATCCAAGAGGGCTCCGGGGAGAAAATCTGCCAGATTATCGCAGACAGGTGCGTGGGGCTAAAATTCAGACCATTTACCACAGGAGCATTGACTAATATAGCATGGGAAGCTGGTGACACCATTGCAATTTCTGATAGAAATGGAAAACAGTACAAGAGCTTCCTAACTTCTGTTACTTTGAATCCAGGCGCATTTGAGCAACTTGAGTGCAGTGCTAAAAGCGTATCTAGGAATAAGCAAAAGCAGTATACACTAAGCCAACAGGTGCAAGCCGAAAGCAAAAAGAACTTAAAAGATGAACGCACCGCAAGAGAAAAGGCAATTGAAGAATTGTCTCAAAGATTGTCTGAATCTTCCGGTACATATACTACTGTGGAAACACAGCCGGACGGAAGTAACATCTATTATCTTCATAATAAGCCGCAGTTATCCGATTCTGACATTATATGGAAAATGACTGCGGAAGCGTGGGCTGTATCCACAGATGGTGGACAACATTGGAATGGCGGCATGACGGTTGATGGTGATGTAATTGCCAGAATCCTTACTGCTACAGGTATTAATGCTGACTGGATTAATACAGGAACTATTAAAGCAATTGACAAAGACGGAAATACAACTTTCCTGGTTGATGTAACAACAGGAAGAGTTATTATCAATGCAGATTCTATACAAATCAAAGGAAAAGATGTCAATGCAATTGCAAAGGAAAAAGCAGAAACAGAAGTAAATAATTTTATAAGCAATACATACACAACTGATATCAATAATTTACAGTCTCAAATCGACGGACAGATTGAGACTTTTTTTTATGACTATGAACCGACCTTGCAGAATATCCCGGCTTCTGGATGGACTACCAACGAAGAACGAAAGAAACATGAGGGTGACTTATTTTACTGGAAATCCAAGGGATATGCGTACCGTTTTATGCAAGATGGGGCAACTTGGAAATGGCAATTGGTACAAGATACCGATATCACGTTAGCGCTTGCCGCCGCAGAAAAAGCACAGGACACAGCAGATCATAAGCGCAGAGTATTTGTAGTTCAGCCAGAACCGCCTTACGATATTGGGGACTTATGGACACAAGGCGAAACTGGTGACTTGATGAGATGTAGGGTTGCAAGAGCAAGCGGCTCTTATGATTCTTCCGATTGGGAAAAAGCTTCAAAATATACAGATGATAGTTCTTTAAATTTATTTATCAATGGTGTTTTTAAAGATTCTCTTAATTCTTTAAAGACACAGATTGATGGGAAAATTGAAACCTGGTATCAGCCAAACGATCCATCCGTAAAATGGATAAAAACAGAGGAATATCCGTGGTGTGATATTGACGGAAACAAGATTCTGGATGAATCCGGGAATGAAATCGTCTTGGTATGGGAATCCGAGAAAGCAGAGCACGAGGGCGACCTTTGGCACAATACTTCTGATAACACGCAATGGATATACAAATCTGGTATTTGGCAACCACAATCCATACCAAATGAGCTGTTAGACAAGATAGATGGGAAGTCATCTGTCTATATGGTTCAGCCGAAACCGCCATATTACGAAGGCGACTTGTGGGTAACAACCAATAGTGAAGGAAAGGCTTCCCTCAAAACCTCCACTGTAAATCGTGTTGATGGAAATTTTGACGCATCTGATTGGATTGATTTCAAGTATGCCGATAAGGACGATATAAAAAACGCAATTGATAATTATGATAACAGTCTTGGACAGGACGCAGTGTTTAATAAGCTTACAAAAGGTGGAGTGGAACAGGGAATCTATATTCAAGACGGAAAAGTATATATCAATGCAAAATACATTTTAGCTGGATTGCTTGCTGGTGAGAGAATCAATGGTCGAGGATTGAAAGTTATTGATGACGACAAGAATGTGACTTTAGAAATCGACAGTAAAGGAAACGTCATACTAGCTCCAAAAACTTTTTTGTTGCAAGGGAAAACTGTAAAAGAAATTGCAGATTATTCTGCCAGTACCGCAGTTTCCGAACAGACACAAGCTGATATTTTCAACAAACTTACCAATGGTGGCAAGGCACAGGGGATTTACTTGGATGAAAACGGAAATGTCTATGTAAATGGAGAATACGTGCAAGCCAAAGGAATTAGGGTTGTTGATGGTAATGGAAAGACCACTTTTGCCATTGACAAAACCACTGGTGCAGTAACAATTTCAGCTTCCAGTTTTGCTCTTGGGGATAAGAGTATTTCCAGTATTGCAAGCGAGGAAGCACAAAAGAAGATTGATGCATTGCCAAAAGATACGGACAATCTTTTAAATGGGTATCTTCTTACAAAATCAGATGTAGAAACATATTGGGATTATAGCGGAAGTATTAATTATGATGTGATAAATCCTAATAAAAGTCGTGATGGTGCAGTTGCTATTACAGCGAATGGCTCTGATTGCTATTTGAGCGCAAAGAGAAGTAATAACCAGGTTGTACGATTGCCTGGAACATATCAAGTGTCAGTCTGGCTAAAAGCAACTCAAAACATGAAAATAAAAGTGTCGCTAAATAGAGTAGCACAAGATGTAAGCGTCACTACAGAGTGGAAAAAATATGAATTTTTGCAAAATGTTACAACGATAAGTTCAAATTATCAATTATTTACAATCGGTGGATTCAACAGTTTTACAAGCGGTACTTTGGGAGTTTATCGCCCGGAAGTAACTGTGGCGGTAAGTAGTGAACATGTATTGAACTTGCTCACAGATAATGGGGCAAAGCAAGGAATATACATGTATAATAACAACCTTTATGTAAATGGACAATTTATTAAAGCACTAAGTATAGCTGCTGACGCTTTGAAGGCTGGTGCTGTTACCACTGAAAAATTAGACGCAAAAGCGGTCACGGCAGAAAAAATGTCCGTGCAGGAACTTGCAGCAGTTGGAGCAACAATTGCAGGTTTTATTATCAGTAGTGACAGAATAAAAAGAACACTGTCTGGCAATACATTAGATATATTCGCAGGAAATGAATACAATCCTCCTAGTTTACTTTCACAAAATTCAACAGGCGATTTCGTGAAATACTCTGGAAATGGGGTGCAATCGAGCACACCTGCGTCATTGACTTTAGTTCTGGGAGATACAACCTCTAAAAACGGATGGACATCTGGAGCAAAACATTATTTGGGAAGAACTCAATTTAATGAAGAGGTGAAAGTAGTTGGAAACTTCTCCGTCACAGGAACTAAATCCGTTATAGCCAAAACCGAAAACTATGGCAACCAACTATTCTATTGTTATGAAACCCCAACCCCAACTCTTGGAGATTTTGGCGGTGGAGTAATTGGGAAAGACGGAATGGCAATCATCTCAATTGATGATATATTCCAGGAATCAACAGAAACAGCAATTGAATACTATGTATTCCTTCAAAATGAGGGAGAAGGGCAGTCTTGGGTATCTGAAAAGTCAGATACCTATTTTGTTGTCAAGGGAACCCCAGGATTGCGGTTTGCATGGGAGCTGAAAGCTAAACAGAAGAACAAAGAGTATATCCGTTTCAATGCCGGAAAAGAAGACCGAGAAGTGAATTTTGAGACAGTCAACCTTGAAAATGTAATGTTCGAAGAACGCGAAAAAATTATACAAGAAATGGAAGGAGAATTATTATGAGCCAGATTAAAAAACTTACATCATTTATGAAACTGTCAACAGGTGAGGGCGATAGAATCGCTTTTACCTATTCAACAATTGATACCGAAAGCGGAAAGGTTTTGAGCCAGAATGAGAAAGGAAATTTTCTTATTTTTGACGATGGGCTTTCGTCAAACATTAAGGCGATTGAAGACTATATCAATAAAAATCAGTTGAATTAAAGGAGGACAACAACATGCCAAAATGGACTGAATACACATCAAAAAATACGTTAGCGGATAATGACGAAGTAATGTTGTATGACGCAACAGGGAAAGCGAACAAACGCGGACTGATGAGCAAGTTTTGGGATTATGTAGTTGATAAAATGTCAACGGCTGTTATCAGTAAATTGGAAACGAAAAATAAGACAGTTATCGGGGCGATAAATGCACTAAATAGTGAAACTACGCATAAAATAAATATCACAGCTAATACAAAATATTCTATTCCTATAGGGTATTATTACAGCGCAATTATATTAGGAACAATTGGGGGAGCGTATTGTGTTATCAGAATTCATAACGCACCAAATAATCCATCGTTCTCTTACATACTTAAAGACAATTGGGTATCAAATCCAGAAATTTCAATTGTAAGTAATGAATGTAATCCATCTCAATTCACTTTTACTACACCTACTAATACTGCCGGATTTGTATGGTATTAATTTTTACCAATAAAAGTTATAATGCCTCACTTATCGACTCCAGTTAACGATATTGCCATTTTATCCGATTCTTTTACAAGAGACCCAAACACCATTTGATTTATATGCTATGGTAATCTGTGTAGAATTGGCACAAAGTAAACAGGCATCAGTCCCTCCACTACTTGGTAAAAATATTCCAAAAGACCATGATGGAATTTTTTCACCTGTACTACCAACATCAATTCCGGAACCACCTATCGATATTAATTTAACTTTATTTCCATCAGGCAATTGCGCAATGTTTTCTGTCTTTTGCGATAATGAGTCACTATTTTGTTTGCTGGAGCTTATAGGAAAAAGTAGCTTCCTTACCATGATACCGATTATACTTGTGGTAAGGAGGTGATACTTTTATGACAGAAAATTTTATTAAAAATGTAGTATCAGCTATGCAGGATGTGGTAACAACAGCCATGATTCTGTGAAATTTAATCATGGTAGGTATATTGTATAAAGAGTTTATGCTAAAGAGCATCCCATTTGGGGTGCTTTTTATTATGCACTTTTTTAACCTCAATAATGAAAGGAGACCACACATGAATATTAATACATCATTAATCAGCAACAACAACAGTTACGCCGGACAGACACCTCTGTATATTGTCATCCACAATACGGATAATACCGCAGCTACAGCAGATGCCAAAGCACACGCCACTGCACAGCATAATGGCAATTTTCATGGCTATTCAGCCCATGTATTCGTGGACGATAAGTCAGCATACCAAGCATTGCCGTACAATCGTGGAGCATGGCATGTTGGAGTAAATTACGGCGGTAAGCTTTTTGGAACTGTGAACAATCACAACTCTATTGGAATTGAAATGTGCATGAATGCCGGCTATAACTACGAAAAGGCATTCCAAAATACCGTTGATGTATGTAAGCAATTGATGAAAAAGTACAATATCCCGGCATTCCGAGTAGTGCAGCATTACGATGTGTGCGCTAAGAATTGCCCTTCTGTAATCCGTGGAAAAGGTGACTGGGATAGATTTAAGAAGCTCATTTCTGGTGAAAGTGTGACAGTGCCAACCACAAAGCCGACAGCAAAAGTTGACAAGTATTACCGCATCCGTAAGACTTGGAAGGATTCCAAGAGCCAGATCGGGGCTTACAAGTCACTGGAAAATGCTAAGAAGGCTTGTAAGGCCGGTTACTCTGTTTTTGATTGGAACGGAAAAGCAGTGTATTCCGTAACAGCAAAGAAAAGTATAGTACAGGTTGCAAAAGAAGTAATCAATGGCGAATGGGGAAATGGACAAGATAGACGTGACCGCCTGGAAGCTGCTGGCTACAACTACGCAGAAGTGCAAAAAAAAGTCAATGAATTGCTGAAATAATAATACTCCCGGGGTTTTCCCGGGAGCTACTTAAATGTTGTATATTCTTCAAATTTGTTTCTTATTTTCGCAAAGTCTTTTCTTCTGATAGGCACAGTATTCCCAGAAAACATAAGGAACGAAGTGTTTATTTCTTTTACCTCATCCATGTTTATTATGTAGCTCTGGTGACACCTCAAGAATCTGGAATCCAGTAATTCTTCAATATCCGATAGTTTACATCGTTCCGTATAAATTATACCACAAGTGCAGTGAATAATAATGTATTTGTTTCGGCTCTCAATATATTCTATATTTTGAAATTCCACCCGATGAATAAAGTCTTTTCCTTTTATCATAAGAGTGCTTTTACTGATATGTTCCAGAGCATGATTGAAAGCAGTATACATTCTGCCATTTTCAGAGCCTTTTATGATATAGTGTACCGGGAGTATATCAAGAGCTTCAAAAACATACTCTTTGTGAGCAGTCCAGAAAATAATGTTTCCATCATATCCATTTAATCTCAATTCCCTTGCGACTTCAATTCCGTTTTCTTCTTTTAAAACAATATCCAAAACTACAATATCATACCACTCGCCATCTGCCACATCATCAATAAGTGGCTGCCCTTTATCATACGGAGTAATCAATGCTTTTATATCACCATTTCGTTTGAGAAAATTATTAATCCGATGCATAAATATATCAATCTGGATTTCGTTATCATCACATATTGCAATTCGCATTCAAATCATCCCTTTTCATGTAAAATTCGCCACCAGAGGTGCTAATTTCGCCATTTCCTGTGTAATTGTATATTTTTTGATACAATGTTATTGTAATACATTAAGATGATAGTGTAAAGGGGATGGATTCATGGAGAAACATAAAAAAATCATAATTGTGTTTATACTGATATTCGTGCATGTGCTCTTGATTCAATATGTTTACTTCTGCCCGGAGCATAGTATTATCTTTGGGAGGGGTAAAACTATCGCAATTGCAAAAGCAGAGGTAAAACAGGTTGGCCATGAGCGCTATAAATCCCTCGCTGACAAGCATCCAGCCCCTTTATTTCTATCTATTATTATTACGATTTGGAAAAGCAAAAATCACAATATTTACACAAAAAAACTTATAATTCATAGAAAAATCAGAATAAATCAGTTTGCCAGGAAAGATTTAAGCGGAAACAATTCTATCCCAGTATATGGTTATAAAAACATGATATAATTTAATAAATGAGAACAAATGTTTGGAATATTGGGAGGGATTTACGTGGATTACAAGAAAGAGATTATTAAATTATTAGACAAATTAGACGAAAGAAAACTTACACTTGTATTTTGGCATATAAAAGGGCTTCTTGGAATCAAATAAAAAGAGGGACAGATTTTTTCTGCCCCTTTTCTTTTTATTCATCATTCATTCCGACAAGTTCTTTTGCTTTTTGCTCAAGCAATTCCCACTCATCTGCGGTGAGGTTGGCTAAAACAGAGATTAATCTTTTCTTGAAATTATCAGATTCACCACTCAGGGCTTCGCCCACAAATTTTTCAATCTGAATGTCTCTTGTGGTAGATTGTTTCATTGGTTCTTCACCAGTGAGAAGCCATTCTCTTCTTATTCCATATTTTGTACAAATCAGGCTTATTACTGCATCTGATGGAGTTCTTCTTCCAGATTCATAACTAGATATATTGGAAAGAGGAAGTTCTAACGCATCTGCAAATTCTTGCTGATTCTTTATATGGAATTCTTTTCGTATCCGTTTTAAACGGTCTTTCATTATCTTCACCTCCTTATTAAGTATTGTACATCATAGTGAATAAGAAATCAACAATAATAATTGTACAAAGTACAAAATTTATGCTTGACAGAAATTGTACGTAGTGATATATTAAGAATGTACAAAGTACAAAACGCTTTGCCGATTAAATAAACCGGGCGACCTACAAAAAAGGGAGGAGGGGAACAAAGTGCTGAATAACTTGAAAAAAGTTCTTTACGATAAAGGAATCACAATTAGAGCTTTTGCAAAAGTTTTGGAAGTCGATGAGAGGACAATACAGAACAAGTTAAAAGGGAAAACGCCTTTTACTTATCCAGAAGTGGTAATTGCGAAAAAAGAACTTTTTCCAGAATATGACATGGAATACTTATTCAGAGATGAATAACAAAAAGTCGACAGGAGTGCTGTCCTATCGACTTTTGCCTAAATTTGTTTACCCTATGTGTTTTGCAGACTGATTGCGTACTTGCTTTCAGCCACATTCTCAGCACAAAATGTTTCCTTGAAACACTTCGCCACTTACGCAGTTTTGGTTCTGCGATTGAGTTAAAAAGTTTAGCTGCCCATTAGTTGGCGAATGTAGGAATTTCGTTCACCTCATTGAACGAAATTGCTTAACGTACTTTGGTAACGCAGTTCACTCTGCCTGCGACCTACAATAAGGAACAGGGCAAATCCAAAAGTTTGGTCATAACAATCCACTCCTTTCATTGCCCATTATCAGGGGATGAAATAATTTTAACACATAGGAAAAATATTTTCAACATAAAGTGAGGTGAAATTATGTCAGAAAAAGAAAAAAAAATCATTGAATCAATCGCTAAAGCCGTTCCGAATATGTCTGAATTTGACAAAGGATATTTCCTTGGAGTTGGCGAGACAATTGCCAAATACAAAAACAATGGCAAAGAAGAAAAAGTTGAGAAAAAGACTGAGAAAGGAGAAACATGAATAACTTAACAGTAACAGAGTATAAGAACATTCGAGTTCTTACAACACAGCAGATTGCGGAAGCATATGAAGCTGACGTAAAAGTTATCTCAAATAATTTCAATAGAAATAAAGAGAGATATATCGAAGGAAAGCATTTTATTTGTCTTGAAGGTGAAGAATTGAAGATATTTAAAACGAATCATCATTTTGATGAATCGTCAAGAATCAATAAACTCTACCTCTGGACAGAAAAAGGAGCATTTCTCCACGCTAAGTCTCTGAACACAGATAAAGCGTGGGAAGTATATGACAGATTGGTAGATGAATATTTTGATAAAGGATCTCGAAAACCATTAACAGTTGCCGAACAAATTCAACTTCTCGCCCAGGGTACAGCAGACCATGAGGAAAGAATCGAAAAACTTGAAAACACAATGACAATTGACTATGGTCAGCAAAAATATCTTGGGGATTTGGTTTCAATAGTGGTTATTGAAGTGATAGGCGGAAAGAATTCCAATGCCTATTCAGAAATCGGAAAGAAAGTATTCGCAGAATGTAATCGAGATGTGAAATCTTATTTCGGTGTAAACGCAAGAAACAACATTCCAAAATTAAGATATGAGGAAGCTGTGAAGTACATCAAGGGATGGCAACCGTGTACAAATACAAAAATGCAGATTCGCGATTGCAATTATGATATTAATTCAGAAAGAAAATGAGGGTAAAACAGTGAAAGATATTAAAAGCTACGAATTTTATGGAGATAATCCAGAAATTTTTCATTCTCTTGTAGGTTTTGAAATTGCAGATATTTTGTTCACACATACCAAAGAAGAAAATGAGAATGTAGTTGTTGTGAAGTGTGCAAATAAGCAACATGTTGAAATTGATCTTCTCTTTAAAGAAGATGGAATATTTGTTACTGAACCATTTGCGGTGGATGAAGATCTTACAATTATTGAATAGGGGAGGTGAACAAAGAATGTTAGCAGATGATTACGTTGCTGAAAGGTTATCCGATTATGATTCCAAAATATATCAGTTATATCGCCACAAAAACGGACAGAAGGCAAGCGACCTTGTAGAAAAAGTAAAAAACGAAATTGCCGAATGCGGTCTGTCCGCCACTGAAGCGAAAGGCTTTTTAGAGTACATGAAGATTGTTATTGACGCTCAGTCACATCTTCCCATTCAGAAATAACGGAAGTTTTTATTGTTTCTGCTCCGGGAACATTGCCATCATCAATCTCATTTGCGGCATGAAGCATTGAAATTATTTTATGAGAATAAGGATGTTCCTTTCCGCAATTCGGGCACACAACCTTGTCTGTACTTATTCTTTCACTTATATAGTAATCACAATGACAAGTACAGGAAACTTTTAATTTGAGAAACATTTTAACACACCTCCTTTCTGAACACATTATACCATTCAGAGGGAGATAATAAAAGAAAATAGGGAGGAAAAACAATGATTAAATTTGAAAACGGATTAGTTAATATTTCTGGTAAAGGGATTGATATTCTTTCAGAGTATGCAGCTATCACCCATGAAATTAAAAAGATGTTCGCAAAAAATGGTGGAGAAGAGAAAGAAATAAAAGAGCAGCTTAGACATTCATTTGAGTATGGCCTTATGAACGAGGAAGAACTTGATAAAGAAATCAAGGAAACTTCCAAACAGATAGATGCAATTATTCCGTTTATTTCGCATCTGGAAGAAATGCTTAAAAAATTTGGAGCAAAAGATAAGGAGGACTAATCATGGGAGAAAACAAGAGTACGGATTATATTCCAGAGAATGCCAATGAGGAATATGCACTTCTGGTTGGAAGATTAAAGGCATTTGAAGCTTGGGCGAATAGCGTGAAAGATTATGATTTCACAAAGGACATGGCATTCAGAATGCTTGGGCTTGATTTAGTCGAATCAAAGGAGGAAAAGAAAAAATGAAATGCTTTAAAGGATTTGACAAGGACTTAAAGTGTAGAGATTTCCAGTATGAAATTGGAAAAGAATACACAGAAGAAAAAGCAGACATTTGTAATTGCGGATTCCATGCTTGTAAATTCCCGATGGACGTATTCGGTTATTATTCTCCTTCAGATTCCAGATATTGTGAAGTTGATCTTGAAGCGAATAATCAGTTATCTAATGATAGCAAGAGAGTTGGGAAGAAAATTTCCGTAAAAGCAGAAATTGGAATTGCTGGAATTATTAAAGCTGGCGTTGAATACATCAAAGAGCAAGTTAATTGGGAAGATGATAAGGCAACCAATACCGGAAATTATTCAGCAGCAACCAATACCGGATATCATTCAGCGGCAACCAATACCGGATATCAGTCAGCGGCAACCAATACCGGAGATCAGTCAGCGGCAACCAATACCGGAAATTATTCAGCGGCAACCAATACCGGATATCAGTCAGCGGCAACCAATACCGGAGATCAGTCAGCGGCAACCAATACCGGAAATTATTCAGCGGCAACCAATACCGGATATCAGTCAGCGGCAACCAATACCGGAGATCAGTCAGCGGCAACCAATACCGGAAATCGGTCAGCGGCAACCAATACCGGAGATCAGTCAGCGGCAACCAATACCGGATATCATTCAGCAGCAACCAATACCGGAAATTATTCAGCAGCAACCAATACCGGATATCATTCAGCGGCAACCAATAC